CACCATTTCCAATATGGAATTACTTTAACACCACCAGCTTCGTTCCAATCTTTCTTTAACTGCGTTTGTGTATCTTTGTCTAAACAAGAAGTTAAATACAAAGAACACTCCATTGGTGCTGTTTTTCTGTATTCTTCACTAAAATCTTCTAAATTTAAATTCGCCATTTCTACCTCCTAACTCCAAAGAAACAAATTTATTGTGCTTTTAATAGATCTCTGTCCATTCACTAATTTCTACTTTATTATCAGGATAGCCAGATAAACTCCATTCATTGTCGTTATATACTACTTTCCACATAGCATTCTCTCCATATGGATTACCTTTTTTGCCATAATATAATCCTGAACATGGTGGTAATTCTTCTTCTGTTTTTCTTCAAATTGGCTTTTCATAAACCTTATTTATATCGTTTATGGCACTCATTATATTTTTAGTAACATCATCAAAATATGTTTCCTCTATCTTAATAATGTTTTTTAAATACGTCTCAAAATTATCGTTCATGCTCAAAAAATAATTATGATTAATTTTCTCTGCTACCACCATTCCAATAATTGTGCCAACACAAAGTCCTAATAATCCAATTAATACCATTAAACAAATGTCCATATTTTTACCTACCTTTCTTATCATCCGAAGGAAACTTCGGTTTACTGGGTTCTATCTTTAGTAATCTTAAACGACACAAAATTACCATCTGTAAAACTCTCAGAACATCTTACGCAATCTACTTCTACTTCATATTCAACAAGAACTCTTCTATTAACAGATACATTTTCTTTCTCATAATCTGGAAGATATACAATTCTTGATTCAGTATCATACTCATAGTTAGTAATTTCTTTTTCTACAAGACCATCTTTTGAAACATATACTAATGTAATAGATTCACAAATTGCACCATTTTTTAACCTAAATGCATTGCTCTGAAACACATTCATTTGTGGCATTGTTATTTTGCTATGTTTATATATCATATATTAATCTCCTTATTATCTCAAAACCTTACTTAATCTCTTCACAACTTCTTCACAAAATCTGTACAAAAAAGTCTTCTTAAACGCTATTCTCAAATCATCAACAGCTTGTCTATATTGCTGACGTAATTCGTTATCTATCATATTATTCTCCATCATATAATTTAACTGTTCCATCTGAATTATAGATAGGTGTGATTCCAAATTCAGAACCGCTATGCTTTACAAAATACATTACTTTTGTATTTTTATCATAGAGAACTTCAGTATTATGTTCACCGTCTTTATAAATTGTTACTAAGTCTATATATTTATTTCCAAGAATGCTACTTTCAGGCTCAATATCACCTTTTGTACATCCAGTCAATCCAAAACATAATGTTAATCCTAATGCAATTGCTAAAATTTTCTTCTTCATATGATTTATTCTCCTAATTCTAAAACTTCTTCGTAAGTCTTTTCAAAAATATCAGGCTTACAAGGATATACTTCACCATTGACACCTTTTATAATAAAATCTTTTTTAGATACTTTCATATCACCTTCAAGAGTTTTAATCTTCATAAACACATGTGGTCTTCCTTTGCCGAGTTCCCATGCATCGTCAATAATGTCGTAAGTCAACGATTCTCCAGCAAACTCCTTTATTTCTTCTAAGTTCAACCCTGTCCACTGTATTGCTTCAATTACTACTGGTTTCTTTCTGTATTTCATATTGAACCTCCTATTAAATTTTCATGTTCTTTATCATATCCAGTCTCTTCAAGGAATTTATCAAATTCCTCTTTTGTCATATTGTTTGGATAATACATGTCCACTACCATATCAAACGGCTTCAAATAATTATCCAACACATCTTCAGCATCTTCTTTTGCTTCCTGCATTTTCATATTAATATAATCTTCTCTTGTCATATTCCATGCTGTAGGGCAATCCGTGACGGTCGAAAATCTACAATATAATCCATTTGGTTGCTTTGATACAAATCCTGCCATATTATTCTCCTTCTGACTCAAAGGTATCATTTACAATTTTTTGACAATTTTCAATTACCCTACAAATTAATCTCTTTCCACTATCGCTAAAATAATCATTATTTTTCTGTTGATTATAATAATTTTCAAGTTTGTTATTAGCTGATCTAATTATTTCTTCTAATGAAGATAACTTGTCTTCCAAAATATGAATTTCTTTCCACTTTTCATTTAGATCACTTTCTAACATTTTGCAATAATTTTCAAAATCCATAACCTTCCTCTATTTCTCAATGAAAAAATAATTAATGCTATATCACCATTGCTCATATATCATTCACCTCTCTTCCAAAGAAATCGAACTTTACTGTGATTTAATTCCTATACATTTTATCTTCAATTTTATCAATGTACATTTTAAGTGCTTTTCTTACTACTTGCCTTTCTTCTTCATACATAAGTATTGGGGTTTTGACATTATCAATCGTACCAATCACTCTATTTGCAAAATACATGTCTTTCTTCATTTCATCAATATTATTCATTCTTTTACCTCACAATCCAAAGAAAGAGAATTTTCTTTTTATATCGAATAAAAATTGTTTTATTCTTTTTAAATTATTTCAATATTATTTTCTCTTTCCTTTCTTATTAGATGCTGCATTTTTAACTATTTTTGCTCTTTCTAATTTTTCTTTGGTCATTTTATAATCCAACTTTGCCACGATACTCTTCCAACGAGATACTTCTGTTTTCTTTGCCATAATTTTAATCTCCTTTCATGTACGCAATTCGTCTTTCTACTTCTTTATCATTTTCTTCGTCTGCGAAATATTTGTAACCGAGCATCATCGGATATGAAGAATTTTTCGCACTCTCCCACATAAGATACTCCGTCCAGTTCGGCTCACCAGTCGTGTTACTTTTAGACCAACTTGGTATCTCAAACATCTCACCAAATGCAGATTGATCAGTTTCACGGATAATGGCTGAGTGATCATATCCAACAATCTTAACAAACACATCTTCAACTTGTATTCTCTTGGCTAATCGAGTAATCCACTTAAGAAATTCTTTATATGTTTCATCAAATTCCCGATCTCGAAGTGAGCCATTGCATACTAAAATATAATCTTGCTGCACATCCACCCATCCATCTTCTCGGCTTTTGAAGCCATATGTATTAGTGAGATTATTAGTACGTTTCCCAAACTCATCGTGTGTTTGATGCGAATTAAACCCAGACTTTTGAATTACATAGACATTCATATCACCCTCACTTCCAATGACTCTTGGAAGATGAGATAAGACAGTGTCTAAAATATATCTCTTTTCAGGCTGTGTTCTTCCCATCGGACTAACTATCACTGTGCCATTTACATAAGTCCAGTATGACATTTACATTCCTCCATATCTTGTATGTAATTTGATACATTTCTCAATAAGTCTTTCTTTGGACAATGTTGACAGTTCCTCTCGAAGCTCCTGCCTCTGATTTGTTGACATTGATTTATTCTCCTTTTGTGTGAACTACACATCGGCTAAAGCCAATGGGATACCTTGTGATATTCTCTTTTATTGTAATATCAATCATGCGACTCCTTTCTGTAAGAACTGATCAAACTGATATTTCATGTTGTTATAATTTATTACTTGATCTTGATCAAATGTATATGTATTATTTGCATAGCCGTCAATAAACTCTGCAAACTCTTCATCAGTATTATTCTGATATACATAAGCTGCTATCGCAATCAAGGCTTGTTTGCACTGCCGATATATTGGAGATGATATTCTGACTGTGTCATCCACATAATCTGCATAATCCTGAATATCTTCATCTGTGACATCATCCTTGATGTTATTTTTTATGAAATTCATCAGTCCATTGTCAGTTGTAATTTCATCATTATTAGCAGAAATCACATCTTCATGATTATCTACTACATTATTCTCTGTTGAATCTTCATCAATTCCAAAATATTGCTCCATTAATTTGATCAATAAATCTACTTTTCCAGTAATGGTAGCCTTTTTCTTTGACTGTTTATCCTTAAAGTCTTCCATTGACACACCATCAATCTCAGTTGTTTTGAGTTTATTATTGTATGCATTTAAGAAATCAACAAACATATGTAAATCCTTACCATAAGTAAGGAACTTATGAAATACTGCCATCCACATAGGTGTGTATGTTGTAGTAAACATATTATTTATCTCTTTCCCCTCGTTCTCAATAACACTTTCCAACTGACTCAAATCGGATGATATAATATCAAACTCTGCTTGACTAGCATTCTCATCAATATATCCATATGTTGCTTTTACATTAGCCTTCCAATTATCTTTATGGAAGAATAACATAACCATCTCAGCAACTGCACGATCAATCTTGCCTTTAACATCATTTGCCAATGTAAATTTGCCACAGTTTTTGAAAAAACCATTTTTCGTTACACTTTTTATCATCTTTGCAGTATTTGGTGAAATTTTCGTAATTCCAAACTGCTCGTTATTCATGCTCGCATGATTATTATAGTCACGAATGTGATCTGCAATCTGCTCATCAGTGCAATCAAAAAACTTTGTGACATTTACATTAAAGTCGTTAAACCTCTTTTTCAGTTCGTCAGGAAGATCCTGGTATTTCTTGTTAACTACATCACAAACCTTAATTTCAAAGATAGGTATTCCATCTTCATCAAATACACGGTTGCCATTTTCATCAGTCTTGAAATCTCTATATTGAATTAAATGACGTTCTGCTCCATTCGCACCGATCTTAAACCGATTTTCCTTGAAGGCTTCTGCATAGGATAGTCTTTGTAAACCATCAATTAAATGAGCAATCGTCATCCCTTTGATGTTTTGTTCGCATAATACTATCTCAGGAATAGGAAGATTTGAAAGGATGCGACAAATATATCTGTTACGCTCTTCTGTACTCCACTGAAAGGGTTTTCTTTGCAAAATGTATTCACAATTCATATCTCCATTTCTTTTCTGATCAATCAATTGATACATTGTTGCTTTGTCAGTACGATATCCTTCTGCTTCTTGCATCTCAATTACTCTATTCATATTCGTTTCCTCCTTATAATTGCAATCATTTACATTTTTTGTAAACCACGATAAGTTACTATTCAATTGGATCTTTTTCATTTCTGACTGATATTCTCTATCAGAAATATGTAATGTGTGTAGAATTTCTTCTTTAGGAATATCTTCCATTTTTAATTCGAGAATTTTGCGTTGTTTGTTACTTAATGTCTGCAAAAATTTCTCTACCTTATCATCGGTGTCTAAATTTTTAGAAGCTTCCTCATGTACATCAAAATTAGATGGAATAACTTCTTGCAACATCAAACCATCATCATTCTTGGTGTCCAATTGCACATTTGGAATAGGAATTGGATACTTTCCATCTTCGTCCAGTTTAATATTTCCATTTTTATCTAACTCCAAGTTGCAACGTTTCCAGCGTAATCTATCTCTTGTCCAATCAGCAAATGATCTTTTAATGTTCCCAAACAAGTATGTACGAAACGAACATCGAATTTCTGGGTTGTACGATTTTGCACTTTCAACAAGCACCATTAGTGCATCATCTAACAATTCCATGTCTTCCATTTGAGCAACATTTTTACGTTTGATCAATGGCTTACATAATTTATGCAATTCATACATATCATCCTTAGCATATTCGTTAATCAATTCCATTTGCTGATCACTCAAACCAAATATATCTTCTTTCATTTCACCACTCCTTTACAATTCAAACATTTTTTCCAAGACCCTTGGATTATATGTACGATGATCTAAAACGTTGATACACTTCACAACTTCATCTTGTACAGTCTCTGAAATGCGCCTGCTCAGAATTACATTTATCACGGTTAGCTCATTTTTAATACTTCTCCTAATTATTCGCTTATCTTTAATCATCTTGGCTGCTTGATAGCCTTGATAAGCGTTTAAGTTAGAAAATTCTATATAATGTTCAATATCTGACAGTTCCTTATCAACTTTACTTAGTTCTTGTGTAAGTTGTTCTTGTCTATCGGAAGCATCTTTTGCTAAGCCATTGAGATCCTTTATTCTATCAATCCATCTCATAATATTATCCGTTTCCATGATCTTCTCTGTTTTTACAAGGTCTGTTTTGGTTACGGATTTAATACCAGGTGGATCTTTCTCAATACACTCAACATGATATCTTGATCTCAAACATTTGCTTATTTGATTACACAAGATATTTTCTGCTTTAACTTTTGTGAAAGTGTCAGCAAGTGTCGGTGACATGATAGGAATAAAATTTCCACGCTTGTCCTTTTTGATGTAATACTTACCATTAGTAATGACATATTTCGCCATTAAATCGCATCCTTTCTATATTTAATTGTGAACTTTTTGTGAACATTGATGGGAATCCATCTTGATAACTTGACTTTTAATACCAATATATGCCATAGTTAAAAAGAACGGAGTTCTTACTCGTTCACATTTCGTCAAGATGAGTCAAAGTAAGAGTGGTTGCAGCCACGTTTGCATTACTTTGGCTCATTTTTTTATTTGTTGCAATATCTATAGTAGAACATCTGTTCGATTATGTCAATACCATTTTTCGAACATCTGTTCTATATCGTTCTAAACATTATTGTGTGTAAACTTCCTTTCGGTACACTTTCCTGTAAATCAGAAAAGACTTTAAGTTGTGACGAAAAATCATCACACATTTTAGCAATTGTCGCAGCTTCCTCTAAAATATTATGACACTCTCCAAATGTCTTCTTTTTAAATCCAACATTACAATCTTGATCTTCTAAATCCTGTTTCGATACCAACACAACTGCTCCTTTTTTAGCAACTTTCTTTGCTTCTTCAAGACTCATAACAACATATTCCATAACTATTCCTCCTCTAAGCTTCCAAAATTGGCATCGTATACCGACTTTACTTGCTTCTTTTCTTGTAATTTCGTGATTGATCCAAGTTTCTTCAAAATCCTTTCTTTTGAAACCTGTCTTACACATTCACCAAGAAGTATTGAATTTTTGCTCAATCCCTTCTCTAAATCTTTATAGAAGAAGGAATGTGTTGGCTGATGAATATGTTTAATTTTACTTGTAAATGGGATCACGATGGTTGTATCAGAATATGTGTTTCCGTAGAAGTTCTGAATGACGACCGCTGGGCGAACGCCTCCCTGTTCTCCAGAAAACTCCACATCTCCAAAATCCACCCTGACTACATCAAAAGTATTAATCTCCATTGTGTACTCCTCCCTTCTTCTTTTTGTTATGTTGTACACATTATACAACTTATAAGTTTAATTATCAACCTTTATTTCACCAAAATATTACACAAACAATCAACCTATATATTGATAAATAATTGTATAAGTTGTATAATCAACTATAAAACAATAGGAGGTGCATAATGCAAACACCAAAAGAAATAATCGCAGACATCAGACGAGAAATGACTATACAGGACATAAATGTTAGTGAATTAGCTTCGTTAATTGGTATGTCTAGTCAAAATTTGAGCAAAATCCTCAAACAAGAAAATCCACAACTGAAATCTTTAATTAAAATCTGTGATGGTCTTGGAATGAAAGTAGCTCTAATTAAGGACGATACAAAATAGTACCGTCCTTACATATTTACACAACTCTCATTTCATTTGCCATATTGATCGCCTTTTGGTATTTGTCCACATCATCTGTCAACATGCGTATGATTGCCCCAAAATCATCAGACTTTAGTGAGATCACTGGCATATTCTTTACAATTTCATCTCCCTTACCTTCTAATACATTGTGAATAAACTTTCCGTGATCTTCAATGTATTTTCTGTTTTTCTCTTCAGTAAGACCAATGTAATTCATGGTAGTCTGCAAATCTGTATGGTTGAATAATTTCTGAAGAGATAACAAACAATCGGGATCAAATGGATGTGTCTTATGAATCCAATATCCAAACGATTTACGAAGACTATGACTCGACACCGCATATGTGATTCCGCAATCTTGAACTGCCTTCTTCAATTTCTTCCTATAATCATCAGTCTCCCATTTAACCACATCATTATATTCAACTTCATAATATAAATATTCTCCTAATACAGTATACCTTTTCTGCTTATGGAAATCACTAAAAATTTTCTCTTTTCTCTTATCAGATAAATCTTTCTCTAATACTTTACACCACAAAGAAATTGTATCAAGATTATCTTCCTTATATACATAGTAATCTTTTCTTTTAATCCATCTTGTCTTGGCAGCAAATAAGAAAATATATTCCTCATAATGTTCCATTGGATTAATTTTAACGTGTGACAAATAATTATCAACGGCTTCCCAAACCATATTACTTACAGGAAGATTGGCAATCTTACCTGTTTTCTGTTCCTCAATAGTATTAATTTCGCTTTTCCTATTTCCATTCTCGTAGTATAGATCCGACCACTTCATCATAACAGTATCACCAATCCGTCTGCCAAGTAGCAGTTCTAACATGGTGATGAAATAACCATCCCACTCTTCGTTCTTTTCAAACCATTCTACAACATTCTTAATATCTGACATATTCCAGAATGGATATACCTCTGTTTTCCCTTTTTTCTTATTTGCATAATTTCTACTCTGTGCCATATTCATCAACCTCACTTTCTATGTTAATTATTCTCTACTTCATAATAATTACTTCTAATTTCCATTGCCTTATTAAATACTTCCCCATAATCGTCACAAAATCTAACTTCGATATTTTTTGTTATCATCCCGGCACATTCTGGATTGAAACAAGTCAAGTCTTTTATGTGCCATTTTGCTCTTTGATATTTCCCACGTTGTATGCCATTACCTAGCTGGTTTTCTTTCATACAATGTAAGCAAATGAACCTTGATTTGCGCCGAGGGTTTCCATTTCGCTTACACATAGTAACACCTCCTCTAATAAAAAAAGAGATAGCAACCACTACCTCTTCACATTTGAAAACAGTCTTTCATCTTCTTTTTTTTTCCATAACCACATCTCCATTATATTTTGTCTAAATCCATAATTGCGGCGTAACTGGAATTAAATGTGGGTTATCAATTCTTTCTCTAATTCCTTCAATACTATCATACCAATAATCGCATTCAAGATAAGGAATATATCTACCATTTACACAATAAATATTAGTTCCCTTATACTCTTCAATAAAATATTGCTCTTCATTCTTTTGCTTACATTTTATCGAACACACTGGCATGTCCGTCCTTCTATCTATAGTTTGAACATTTCCGTCCAGATCTCTAATCTTAAATTCACCAAACACCGTAGTTTTAGGTGCAAACATATATTCTTCCATACCAAAATTTTTTAATTCTTTGCCACAAACAGCACATTTCCATTTCATTTACACCATCTCCTCCATTTTGCCTTGAAAGCAATTTTTCATTTGATTAATGCATCTACATCAATATCTGTTTTAAAAATAACAAACGATCCTGGCTTCATTAATTTATCAGTTTTCTTTAGTAGTTCTCTCCAATCTAATCCTTCATAATCTCTCTTTGAAATTTCGATAAAATCAGTTTCATAAATTTTCTTATGAGTCTTTTCTATATCAACACATCCGCTACTATTCAGTTCAGGTCTTCGTATTTTTACAACATACATATCATATTTTGTGTCGATTATAAGCACACTTGCCATTTCACAGATTCTTTTATCTGGCAATCTACTTATAAGTTGTGTTCTAATATCTCCAATATCCTCTTTATATAAATGTGACTCATAAACACAATCTATAAAACTTCCAAGTATCTTCATATTATTACCTCCAAATTTTCCATAAGAAATCGTCATTTGTTTATTATTTCTATATTCATGATTCCAAATTGCATAAGTATATCTAATAACTCATCATATTCTTCAGGTGTTAATTCTTCATTCATAGTTCCCTTAATAATAATTTCTTCCTCATTTTTATACATAATACTCACCATTATGCCATATAGCATCCTTTCTTAATCATTTTAACTGTTCAACCAAATTCAGTTCTTGGTATATAATTATACGCCTTTTAACAATTTTTACAATCGCTTTATGCCATATCCAATGGTCTGTCATTTGTTTTCCCCTGTAAATATTCAAGTACATCAGCTCGACCGCCATATCTACAATGAATTTCTGTCAGCTTACATTGGTCGTATAACCATCTTGCTGCTGCATATCTGTGCCAACCATCTACAATAAAAGGTTGTGGAAGAATAAATCCATTATTACACTCGTTGTCAATCTCAATATCTCTAATTTCCTTTGGACGATTGATAAAATAAACAATTCTTCCTATATGCCATTCTTTTGATTTTTGTTCTAATACAGGATGTTCCCATGTATCACCATATGGTTCAGAAACTTCTGGAATAGCATCATGTATTGCGACCGAGATATCATCCAAATCAATTTCTCCTGTTTCATCCCAAGACCAATGTTCGGTTGGTAAAAATTCAATCAGTCGGTCAATCCTGATTATATCTCCATTATATTTGTCTGAATCCATTTATACCACCTCTTCCAATCTTCCAAGTAAATCATTCTTCCATTGACTGCAATAATGGACTCTTAAATTCACGTCCATCCAATACGTTCCTAATAATCTCCATTGCTTCAGCAATTCCACAATTATATTGCTGCATTTCTCTTTGATTTGCAAAACGTTGGTCATCTTCCCAATGATGTACGATTTTATCACACAATTCATCTTGTATATCATGCAAATATGTTTCTACTGATTTCATTTTTTATATTCTCCTCACATAACTATTTACATTACCTAATCTTCTTTGCAATTTCTTTCAACTCTTTTATTGTAGTAGCGTCAAATTCCATTCCATCATCAAGCGTAACAAAATAATGTTGAACGCTTCTATTTTTCTCATAATCAAAATCAGCATCAACATCTACTCTCACGACTCTATCTCGGATTCTTTTAGGTAAATATTTTTTATTTCCATCTATATCATATCCTCCAATCTACCTTGTAAATCATTTTTAACCAACATCAATGTTCTCATTACTGATCTAAATTCAATCGTTAGACGATCTTCATCTTCATCACCAAGCCGCTTCACCCATTCACCCTCCAATCTGTCATATTCCGCATCGAGTTCTCCGATATATTCTTTTACCTTTTCTCTCATGTCAGGTTGATTTTCATACTGATAGAGTCTTTCTAGCGGCTCCTGCATTACTAGGTTTGCCTCTACACTTGCTTGACCGTACACATATAGTTCCTGTGATGGTAGATTAGGCAAATTCCAATTTACTTTTTGTATCAATGTATCCATTACTGTCACCTCTAGTTATTTGTTAAATGCAATTTATATTTACCAGCACAATTATGCGTCTCCGTGTCATAATGATCACCATGAACATCAACCCATTCGCCGTCATAGCAGCCGTATCTACCATTACATATCGTCTGATATACAGCGTCCTTTCCATCATCCCATGTTTTTCTACTTCCTTTGAATATCAGCATAGGATAAAGGAATTCTTCATATTTTAGCATTGATTTAATTTCTTTGCAACCATGAAAATCAAACAGCCATATGTCTTCCGGTTTATTTGCTTTGTAGATAATCGCCGGTTCAAGAGCAATTGTAATTTTTTGTCCACGAATATCAATAACTCGCTGTAACCCAAAACATATATCCAATTTTGCCTTACCAACGTCTTCATTGTCACACCAGTAATTATTATATTCAGCCTCGCCATTTACTGTTTTAACAATTTCGTCTGTCAAAGTATCCATAAGTTTGTAGTTACAACATAATATAATTGTGTTGTTCGTAAACTCAATTAGATTATAGTTTTTCTCTCTCTTGAATCTATCTTCCATAAATTCTATAGCTTCTAACATTGCACCACCTCAATCTAAAAATCGGTTTCTACATATTATATTCTCCGTTATGAAAGTTAAATTTCTTTGCCTCTATGTTTTATGAACCATCTATTTGCTATTGTATGAGTCAATTCAATTTGAAGCATTAATACAGTATTTGCTCCGAAATCTTTTTCATATTCTTTTTTAATTTTCCCCAATTCGTTATCATCTGGAAAACCAGATGTTTTTTCTGCTTCAAGAAATTGTCCGTATAATACATATAATTCTTCATCCGATTTTGTTTCAAATATATTCACATGCATAATGATTATTCTCCCTTCTTAACTTAAAACTTAGATTTTATTGGTTTTTACATAATTCCAAGTCACAATTTCTGGAAGTTCATTACATTTAAAAATTGTTACATTTTTATACCCCGATCTAATCAATCCATTTGCCGTTATTCTACTCTGACTTATATCATTAAAACCATCAAAAATCCAAGGCTCCGTTTCCGTAAATCCATTTCCGATTTTATCATTATAAGCAACTGCATACCTTTCATTCTCCATACATTCTATTCTCCTTCCATAGCAAACTTAAATCAGGCATATATTTCTGTATAAAATAAAATGCTTTTGACCAATCAATTACATTATTTCTATCTGCGAGTAAAATACTTCTTAGAACCTGTGCAGCCCCTTGATCTGACATTTTCTCAAACACTTCTTTAGACAGGATCTCTTTTACTTGCAATTCTTTTGAATATGGATCTGTATTATGTATTAATTCTCTCAAATGTTCCACTATCAAATCTTTATATTCATTTACCTTGTAATCATCATGGTTTTCTTCGAAATACTTTAGTCTATCTAAATCAATCCTCAAATCATAAATTCCATTCATAATGATATTCTCCTTTCCTTTCGTAAATAAACCTAGATTTCTTAGTGTTAAAACTGTGACCGAATTGTTATCTTTAATACACCATCTATAATATCCCAGCTCTTAACGGTGAAATATCCATAGGAAGAAATTGCTTCCTGTACATGATTATATCTATGTGTGCTAAAATCATAACTATCGTAAATTTTAATATGATTATCTCCATTAAAATTTTCAAGAAAATCTTTTATTTTCATACACTACTATTCTCCTTTCCTTTTCACAAGAAAACTTGGTTTCAATTGTTATTGTTTATTCTCCATTTTTCCGCATTTTCAATAATGCTATTAAATCGTTCAAAGCAATCGTCACAGACATCATCTAACATGATTTCCACGTCATTTTCTTTTTTGATTTCTATTGAATATTTTGGCTCTACATCATTTATTTTTCTCTTGCAACAATCGCAATAAATTTTTATCATTCACTCTTCCTCCATTCCAATGAATCTATTATTTGTTTCCCCTTGTTTTATTGTATCCTTTTGCAAATGCATTGTATCGTTCAATAGTATGTCTTTCCAATTCATTTAAAGAAGTAAATCCACTACCCTTTAACTGAATCATTTTAATAGTGAAGTTATCACCATATTTATAATCGGCATATACATCTCCATTACCATGTCCAGTAAAATGATTGTTGACTCTTTTAAGTACATTCTTGCTTTGACCAACATAGTATTTTGCCTTTGTGTTGTTATAAATAATGTACACACCGACAAAATCTCTATCTGAAGATATGTACGCCCTGTTTTTACCAACTTTTGCGTTCCTAATGTTAAAAAAATCCTGTGGAGTTACTTCCAATGCATTATTTGCAAGCTGGTCTATTTTCTTGTTAATTGTGTGCTTTTTAACAAACTCATATATAACATCAGCTATCATAATAATGCAAACTACAATTATTATCATTGACGGATTTTTTAATAGTTTGATCATATCATTCCTCCTCTTCCGTTATATTTAACCAACACTTTCTTTTCTAATGCTATTATACATTTATATCACCGTTCCTTTCTGGTTAAAAGGCAGACTTCTTAGTCTGCCTTCACAAGATCATATTTTTTATTTTTCTTTCTTCTTAAAATACTGTCCACTATTGTGTTTTCGATAGTATTCTTTAGAGTTTTTTCCTTTTTTACTAATTCCTTTTGATTCATCAATGATCATTTTTCTGACATCCCACTCATATCCTTCCGGTGGATTCGTATATTTCCAATTGATCTCATCCCAATGTCCTAGCACATAACATATTCCTATTGTTAATATTCCCGCAATTATTCCTCCCATAATGCTACCTCCTTTTCATATATTACATTTTCCGTTACTATATACTATTATTATATCATATTTACCTCGACAATTCCACAATAAACCACTCAACGTATGTATCATTATCAAATGTCATTCTTGCATAATCGCTAGTGGCGGTACATTGCGTTACCATATCGCTCATTAGATGTATCATCATTAATAAATCCTGATGTAATTTACGTTGTGCAGCTACTTTACCTGGGAATAGCCATGTGTCTAATACAATATTCTTATCATCAACTACAACTGTCATATATCTCATTCCATCACCTCCATATATTGATCGTATAATTCATCCCATGCCGGATTATCCAAAAAATCTTCCGAAATGAATTTTTCTCTATTTATATTACAACCTCCAATCTTTTTTCAAATCTGTCAAGAAATGTGCTTTTCATTAGTCCCATATAAAATCTTCACAGGGTCTCATTTTTCTTTGATATTTACCTCGTTTGACGCAGCCCCAATTATACCTACAATCTTCACAAGTGACTGGATACTGAGATAAATTTTCTCCGACACATTTTTTACATTGATATGTACTCATATTTTACCTTTTGTGTATGTCGCACATACTCCGTTAAATCCTGGCTTATCACATTTCCAACCAAGATTTGTAAATAATTTATCAATTTCTTTACTGACAGTTTTTCTTTCATCTGATCCCCAACCACCATTCACAATATCATATGATGGTGTATTAATTCTAAAATATACATTTGAATATTCATTTCCGTAATCTGCATCAGGATTCCAGTTATTTGTAAGTGAATGATCTTTTCCATATTCATAACCTAATCCGTTCTGATGATATTTAATACTCATATAATCAACCTCCTATACAAAAATCGGTTCTCTTATAACGCTAATACTTCTACATCTTTTCAAATCTACAATGCTTGTAACAGTTTTTCGTTTTGCTTTACTTTCTCCATATGGATTAAATTCACCTTCTGTTACTTCATACCCAGTCTCTAACATACAATTTTTACTCTGAATATATCTTTTCCATTCCTTATAGCATCTTAATGCGTCATATAAATCATCTGGATCATATCTAAGCTGCTGTGTATAATAAAACTCGTTTGAGTCTTTCTTAAAGAAACAAATACATTTTCCTATAACTCGTGGTTTCTTTTCTTCTGCTCGTAATGCTCGTTTTAATTCAATCAACAACTTTTCGTTCTCTCCGCATACTGCCAAATATGCCAAGCGACTTCTTACTTCTTCTGGAAAATTTATATGTTTTCCATTTATGGAGAACCACACTGATTCAGGTGCATATTTATATCCACTCCAATGAAAATTTTCATGTTTTCTCATATCAATCAACCTCACTTTCTATGCTATCTTTTCCCATTCAATATGTGTATCTTTTCTATGTGCTTCCCTTGATACGACAAGAATTTCTCCCTTGTAATATCTAAACATAGTGTCTTCTAAATGCGGTCTTGCTAAAATCTTCTGCCTAATATTTTCAATTTCTCTTCCACCATGTTCAGCTTCATATTTTTCTAATGCCCATTCTAAATCCTCATAAAAATCTAACAATGCACATTCAACTGCTTTTCTGTGTCTGATTTCCTTAATCTCATTCATTCGCTTTTCAGCAGTCTCATAAGTCTCGAACACTTCATTTGGATATCTGTCATTATGACTTCCATAACACTGTGTCCACGCAGGATATTTTTTCACAATTCTATATGTATTATGATCAAATTCAAATTCAATAATTGGCTCTACATCTTCCATTTTTACAAGATAACCATTATCAAATAACCACTGAATATCTGAAGGATTTTTGATGGATCTGCCTTTCATTGCAGCATTGATTTTCTCTTTCTTTTCCAGATCCTCTGTTACTGTATATAAATCTGTGCTATAAGTCCATCCTTTAGGAACTTTCTTAAATTCCGTTTCTGACTGGAAACCATCAAATGGAACTCCGTTTATTAATCTGATTTCTGGTGCTTTCAACCGTGATACTTTGTGAGTACACGTTGTTTTATATTCATATATTCCATATGATACATACATTCCAAACTGACTTTCTTCAATGTAATAACAAACCTGATTTTGTTTCATTTCACATTCTCCTTCCTAATAAATAAGACAGACACTTTTGTTTGCATCTGCCTTATTATTCTCTGTTTGTTGCATTAAAAAAAGCAGATAGCTTTTTAACTATCTGCTCTCCTCGAATATTATAAAACTGCACTTTCTTATCATTTCATAATTACTACATCCTTTATAGTTATCACACATCCAATTATAAATCTCTATATCAGACATATTATGAAATTTTAGAATACGTTTTCTACATTCATTCAAAATATATTCTTCCATATTTTTAATCCTCTATTTCTTCGACATCACTTTCATCATAGTGAGTATCTGCGATTGGACGACACCTATCAGATCTTAATTCATCTTCTGCAATTCTAAGTGCCTCTGTTTCATTTTCTGCCTCTACTTCATATTCTTCATATGTTGTAAATGTTACATTATACTTCTTCATAGTCGCTCCTCCATTCTTCAATCCAATCTTCTAAACCGATTGATTTAATTGTTTTCATTTCGTCCTCTGATAACTTGAATTCCCGTTTTATACAATAAGCTCTTACTGTTTCAAACTCTTCTTCCATATATTTCTGATCATCTTCAATAGATTCAGATAAATCTTTAATGATCCTATCTAATTCGTTCATACATGTCAACCCTCTTTCTTAGTAAATTACAATTTCATTTGACTTTATTCTGCCATATCCAACATCAACATACTGTTTGTATCTGCCAGGTAATAACTTGTGTTGCACATCACCTTGTTATATTCAGCTTCGCCCTCAAAGTCGTTTACAACTGCTTTTTCTTCTGATGTCATGTCATAATATTTTTTCTTTCCATATGAAGGTGGCAGCCATCCTTTATGCTGTGCTCCAAAGATATTGAACTTTTTCAACAGCTCTTCATTTGTGAATGTAATATGACAAGTTCCCTTCTTATAAAAAGTCACATTGAAATACTTCAATACAATATCTTTCGACTCTCCATATTCTTCAGCAAATTCTAGTGACTGCTGTAAATCAACTGCTTCTGTCAAACCGCCATCAAGATAATTGAAACACTTTTCAATATCTCTTAACTTGTTTACTACTTCCCTATCAGATGGCTTAAATCCACCCCAAGAGTATTCTAAATCTCTCCATCCTCTTAATGGAATGATTACCTTTTTGTTGATGATCCATGCCTTATTTGTTTTCCATCCGTTGAAATAATGAATGTTTTTGCTGCATTCATCATAATAGGAATATTTATTACTTAACTCCTCAAAGAGTGAAATAATTGTGTCTTCAATTCCCTTTATAACTTTCTTGCTCATATCAATTTTAAGTTCATATATATTATGCAATGAAAATTCATAATCTTTCAGTTCCTCAACCTTGTTATAATATTCTCTCTGTAAATTATTTGTGAGCTGACCAATAAACTTCGGATTCTCAAATAATGCTGACCAATATTTGCCACGAATTTCTCTTATGTATCCATTTACTGATGCACTATCTCTTCCAATACTAAGATTTAACACGCAACCACCAGTCTGTATTGTCTGCCCTGTCTGTTTGTCTTTTCCAAACTGATATAGAATATGTGGTGACATTGCATAATACTCTTTGATAAGTTTTACACCTGCTTCGATTTCCATTTTATACTGTTCTACGATTGCCTTTAAGAAATCATTCTCTGCAAGCTGCGTATTTTCTGCATTATATGTATATTCTCTCTGTTCCTTTGCTTTCTCTAAGCCATCAAAGATAAAAGAATCTCTCTGTACATCCGGAAGTTTTACCTTTATCAATGCAATCTCAACATTTGTTTTTCTCTCCGCATCCATGAAAGCATCCTGAATATACTGAATGTCTGCGTTGTATTCTTCTAACATTCTATTCAGCATTATTCTTTCATTGCTGCATTCATTCTTTAATGTCTCTGCATTAAGTAGACAAATAACAGCACCACCATTTCTTTGTTGCATTTCCAATGCTTTCAATAGATGTTTACATCCATTTGAGAACGGAGGATTCATAATAATTAAGTCATATTCCTTCATTGTGTCGTATGTCAAAAAATCATCATGTACAACTCTGAAGTTCTTTTCCTTTAATACTGCTCGTAAGTTCGCATCATTCTCTATGCAGTCAATATTTAACTTAATTGTTGTGTACCATCTGTTATTAAAGTCTTCCTTTTTCTTTAATGCTTCAACAATATTTCCCTTACCTGCTGATGGTTCAAGAATTGTGTGTATCATTTTCCAATCTAAACTATCAAGCATTTTATCTATAAGATTTTGTGGTGTTGGGTAGAAATCTTTGTTATCTGTAAACATATTTACCATTTCCTTTCATTGTAAAAGGTGGTATATTTCAACCACCTTTTCTTTTTATACTGTACTAAGCTTTTCAGTTGGATCATATTTGAATATAAATCCCTTCTTAAAGCTACTGTAAAATCCCTGTAATGTTGCCAACTTTCGCTTTACATCGGCAAAGTCTGACTTTGATAACTCTGTATCAGGTTTTACTACAAACATCTTTTCGCCTGTCTTTGTGTGTACATCTTCTGTTACAGTGTATGTAATTTGTGTTTCTGTCTGTTCTTTTGTGTCCTCTACTGTATTATCCACTACCTCTTTGATGGTTGCGTTTAATTTCTCACACGGATTCTCTTTAAATAAGAAAGCATGTTTGAATTTACTATAATAACCTCCAAGAGATTTAATGTGCTGATTTACCTTGATATATTCTTCACGGCTTAACTTCTCAATTACCTTTGCAAGATATATCTTTTCTCCTGTTCGTGTGTCTGTATCTTCTGTCACTTCATAAGTATATTTGTTTACATCTACGTTAGTTTCAGTTGCCTTTTCTTCTGTCTTGTTTGTATCAGACTTAATAACTTTCTTTACAACCTTTTCAACCTCATAAGGTGTTTTAACTTCCTGAATTTCACACCATGCAATAGCTCCTTTATTTATCCATTTCATAAATCCATCAGTCATTGTACCAATAAACCAATGATTAGCTTGATTTGCATTTCCTGTACATTCTTTTGTGAGTTTTCCATTAAGTTTATATGCGTGATAAGAAGTTTTTCCATCCTCATATACAGTTGCTTTAATTCTGTAAACATATCCCTTATTTCTGCCATAATTGAATGATGATTTTAAGATAAAACACTGACCATCTTTGACGCATCCGTTTTCTGTTTCAAAAGCTTTGTTTTCCTTTTTATATTCAGTGACTTTTACCTTTTCATATACAACTCCGTCTCCTTCTCCAAGCATTCCACCACAAGTAGTATCAATTTTATTGATAAATGCTTCAAACTTGTCCATGAGCTCTTTATCTTTTTCCATTGATTCAATGTGACTGTCTGCCTGTCGTGCTGCACTTTCTTCATCATCATTCCATCTACCCATATAAGTTGTTATCAAAGATTTCTTATATTCTTCTCGCTTTATAGTTCTGAATTTTTTCATATCTTCCATATAGCCTTCATATCTATAATAACTATCAATACGAGCAAACTTTAAGATTCCGTTTCCCTTTGCTACATAGACACCATCTTTTTCAATATGCCAATTCATTCTAGGTGGATTTGCCATATGCCCAGGAATGATACCAGTTACAATATATTTTTCAGAAGTTTCACTTTCCTTACTCCGTAACTTCTCAATCATTTTCTTTGCTGATTCTTCTTCCTGTTCACTTGCTCCTCTTTCCATTGTCATCTGCTCAAGCTTTGCAATCTTTTCTGAAATACTTCTATCTTGAAGTGTTCCATCATAATTGTATTTGCGTATCTCTTCTGGCTTTGCTTCACTACTACAATTTACAACTAATATATATCCATTCTTTGTAGCAATTCCATTCCAATGAGCAGGATCGTAATAATCTGTCATCATGTCGCTATGGTCTGCATGATATCCGAATACTTCCCATCCGTCCATTGCCATAAGTTTATGTGCTATCATTACGCCTACATCCTGATATTTATAATAAGTGCTCATAAAATCAACCTCGCTTTCTTATAATAAAATAAGCAGCTAGGTATTTATTCTCCTAACTGCCTTTGCGTTTATCGTATTTCAACTGTCCTCACATATTCATTTAATGCTTCTTCGCCTTCTCGATCGAGAATACCAAGTAAGACATAATAACATGAACTTAAGGGATAAGAATAACCTCTCTTCTTTAAGTTGCCATATGCCTTTTGCACCAACATATCTTCCATTGCTTCTCCAACAAATGCCATAAAAATCAACCTCCAATCATACCAAGAAATCTTAGATTCATCAGAACTCGATAGTTGCATTTTCTGAAATATAATCACACATATACCCTTCGAATTCTAAATGTCCACATGCTACATCAATAATGCTATCAGTATCATATTCTCCACCATTTTCTTTCTTGTATTTTTCAATAGCATCTTTCGTTCTCTGAATAATTCCGTTCGTTAATTCATGTTTGCCTTCAATCTCAATCATAGATTCCACATTTGTACCACAACCATCAACATCTACGTCAATAAATTTAATAATTTGTTTCATAAAAATTTCCTCCAATCTACTAATGAAATGCGATTTAATCATTATATGAACCCCAAATTATTCGCTCATCATCTTTGTTCCAATTCCAATAAACCTCAAGCCAATCCATAGATTCTTCTGTTCCACCAGAACAAGTTCTTTTAAGTTCTTCTTTATTAAGCAATTTTTTCAATTCTATGGCTTTTTTTATAGCATCAGATTTTTCCATATACTTACCATAGCAGATAAACACATCATTATCTTTGTCATATGCAATTACCGAATAACCCGGTATCTTCTCTTTCTGAATCATACACTTACCTACCTTTCTAATCTAAAGAAATGCGATTTCAGTGTTTCTTTTTCCTGCAAGAATAACATCTGCAAGGTGCTTTCATATTCCTATCAGTAAACCATATTCTTTCTTCATCTGTTTGCCAGAAATATTCTCCGCACTCTTTACATTTTTTCACATCCTGTAAATCATTTGCATTGTACTCTTCTACAGCATTATCTGCATATGTCTTATTAGCCATCCATGAAACAGTTGAATCGCATGGCATTGTCTGAACTTCTGTTGCAGTATTATCTGCTACAAATTCGTTTCCATTGAAATAGATTTTATATCCTAACATATATCGTTTCCTCCAATCTACCTTTGAAATGCGAATTTCTTTACTCTGTATCGCATAATGTATATCCATTTCCTTCTAATACATCTGGTGCATTATCATAATTGATTTCCTCAAAATCTTCTTCCATCCATGATAAAGTTCCCTTACAGTCACATTCAGGACAAGTATCTTCTCCGTGATTTATTAACATTACTCTTCCACAGTTATTACACGCCACAAAATCGCAACATTCACTTTTATTTTCATTTGTGACTCTGTCTAATACAATATTTTCATCCATTTTTAATCACCATTTACCTTCCTTAAAATCCATAAGAAACAAGCATTTACAAATTCTCAATATCATTTTGAACATTAGCAATATCTTCGATGAGATTGTTCATGTCTTCATCTTCTCCGTATTCCATGTTCTCGTGCATATACTTTGTAAGCTCATAAAACATTCTAATTTTCTGTTTATCGCTCATTTTATCAAAACACTTCTGCATTTCTTTATTCATTTCTGTCATGGCTATTCTTCTTCCTTTCTTTAAATGAAACACGCATTTACTTTTCTTCTACAACTTTATATTCAATTAAATTTCCGTGGACATCACACAATTTTCGTGATTCACATTTTTCTTTGCATTTTAACGCATTATCCAATTCAATAAATGGTTGTGAATATGGTTTCCATTGTTTGTGTGCTTTACTTCTACAATATACCTTAAACATATAATCACCTTTGCCTTTCTATAAACTTGTTTCGATTTTATACAGATAACTATTTGCATCATCTGTATTCATTTTTTTCAACATTTTCATTATGATTTTTATTTCACTTCCGTATTTGCCTTCGGAATACACAAACGCTTCATAATTCTTCATGTATTCATAAGCATTACATGCTACTTCTTTTTCAGTATAGTTTCCTTTACAATGCTCATTCAAAAACCGTGCTACATCATAGAAAAACCCATAATCTAACATTTTCCGTCACCTCCTATACAAGCCCAACAATACAGGCAACCTTGCTTAATAGGTTTACTTTCCGTTTTGCTTGCGCTTTGCGTTGCATTCTATCCATGATTAGAAGCCTATTATCCATTTCCGTATATTCCACCATCTGCACAGGTGTTAAACTGCTATATGGTGTCTTTAGGTTTCTATCAATAATCTGGTTCCCATCTACTGTATCAATGATTCTAAAATTAAACATCTTAATCCTCCTATATTGCCATGATTAGCGGTTTCAACCGTGTCCATGCACGGTCATATTTCCAATTATCTACCTTTTTGCCTTGTGGTACTTCCAAAGTTTCCACGCTGTTTACAACTTCTCTTGTCTTGTTTGTGTCTAAACACAAGTCATTTGCTAGTTTCATAATTTCCTTTGCCCAATCTGCCATATAATTATTCTCCTTTGCTTTTGCGTTGTTTTGGGTATAAAAATAGCACTCTATTTATATCGAGTGCTTTACTACACTTTCTTTTTTTGTGTTGTTTTATTGCTTATTCATGCAGACAAAAATAAAAAGACAAAAACTTCTTTGCTTTGTTATTTGCGTTATCCAAGACAGGGAAAAGCTACCCTCTTTTTTTGTTGCGTGCTACTTTCTAATCGGGTACAAGCCTTTTGATTTGTTCACGCTCAAAAATTACTCTTGCTAATATACTTGGCATGGTGCGTTTTTTGTCTGCATTATATAAGTAATAAAAATGGCAATTGCGGTTTTATTGTGTTATCCGCTCACGTTCTCACGTTCTGCCGTTCGTGCTTTTTTGTTTTGTATGCCTTTTATGGCATCCGTCAGGAAGTATTATTGTTTACTCCCTACTGCCTTTTTCTTGTCCTCCGCTTGCCAGTCTACGGACGTAGCAAATTCTACGTTGTTTGCTCAATTACGTGTATAATCTGTTTTATAAGGAGGTATACAAGCTCCTTGTGCGATCACGATTTTCTGGCATTGATCGTCTCGAGCCAATCCCACTAATTATCAGGTGTGGAATGATCCTATTGTGCAATTCCTGGTTTGTGTGTACTCCTTGCAACCGTCACAGGTGTTTGTTTTTCGTTGCCACTCCCACAACGTATTACACCACATAGGACTTATTTTTGTAATGCCTGATGTGGGTTTTGTATTTCTATATTTGTATACCTATATAATAGGTAGTGATTGTTTCAAGTTACGTTTTTTTTGCTGATTTCTGGCTACTTGTAACCCGTGCTGCATTGTTACTTTTGCTTAATATGGGGTTGTATCTTATACTTCTACCCGATGGACAGCATTGCCATGCGTGCTTTTGGTAACGGTGCTAGTCACGCTTGCACCAAGTCATATAAAATACTTTCATGCCGTTTCGGTTAGTATATTCACTTATTACCCCTTGCCCTGATAGGGTTCATTGGTAGCCTTCATAACCTACTTTGGCAGGTACTTGTATTTATTTGTCAATGTGCTATAAAAACTTTTAGGGATTTATGCTGTCAGACTTGACAACCACTAGAAAAATGATTTATACTCTAATTGCTTAGGTTAGAGTGTTTATCACTTTACTAGTCCCATATTGAGTTTTTCGGTATGGGACTTTTTTAGTCCCGATAGGCAAGTTGTAATTGAATACCACGGCTTAACCGCTTGCCTTGTTTAACTAAATGAAATACATTTCGCCGTTAATTTCTAATGCGATAGCATCTTGCGTCATTTCTGTTTTGAGCGATTCGCATAAATCTATTACTTTATCAATGTTATTTTGCAACTCTGATTCACTACAATATGCGAATACTGTAGTTGATTTTTCTTTTACAAGTCCCATTGTAGGGCTTTTCCAGTAACCCAAAGTTGTTGTAGCAGTTGCACCACCAAAACAATCAGATAATAAAGAAGCTACACGGTCAACGTATGGCGTGTTGTCGATTTCTTCATTAATGTTAATTGTAGCTGGCACAATAACTGTTACCTTGCTACTAAGTTTGAATAAGTTTTGTAATTTTGAATTTTTAATCATTTTGTTACCTCCTTGAATTTTGTTTTATTTCCCTTCCCTTGATTATATATTATCATATGGGAAGGATTTTGTCAAGCGTTTTAATTGAATTTATTTAAGTTTTTTTATTGAAATATTATCTATTTCATAACCGATAATATTCAAAATCTTGTTAGCATCGTCAATAGAAAACTGTTTTTTATTTAGCAAGTTATCTATTTGCTGCCTTGTTACGCCCAGTTTATCAGATATGAAAGTCTTGTTTATACCATTATCTTTTATAGTCTGATTAACCAGCTTAGAAAGATCTTTATTTGTCATTGTTATACACCTACCTTATATATAATTAAGGTGTAAAGCCAACTTATAAGACTTTACACCATTGTTATTAGTTACTTGTTTTCACTACTGCTAGAAGTCATACCCTTGTCAATTCGATTGATCGCATTTTGTATAACTTCTTTTGCTTTATTTACATTATCAGTATCAAGTAAAGCAAGTATTGAATCTAATAAAATACATAATTCTTGATTTTGCATATTATCACCACCTTGCATATTATTCACCGCCTTTATATAAGATTTTGTACCTTATATTATAGCAGTGTTGTGTTGCTAGTGTAAAGTCTTATTTAGTTGTCAAAGTACAAACTAACTATTTGTTAGTTAAAAAGCAAGTAGGGAATTGCACCCTATTTTGTTGTGATTGTAAAGCCCGCTTTTTCAGCTTTACGAATATTTGAAATTGTCATTTCAGTTGTTGCTATGTATAAGCCGTTTAGTTTGATCGTTACAAGTTTCATTTTATATCACTCCTTTTTGTCTTTCTTTATTTGATATACTTATTATAACCCTTTTTAGGTTACTTGTCAACCCTTTTTTATTATTTTTGTAACTTATTCTTTATTATTATTTATTAGTTTCGGGTTATTTGTTACTATATTTGCATTACCGTATAAGCAAGTGAAAATTAACCTTTTTTTGGTTACTTTTTCAATATTTTTGTGTACTTGTAAATATTTGCTTATTACTGGATGTTTGACTTTATTTTTGTTTTGTGATATATTTGATAACTAGATATAAATATGACTATTTCAAAAAGGATGGTATAAATTATGATATATATAGATAACATGCAATTAGTAAATGAAATTAAGAAAGTAATGATTGACACCAATATTAAGCAAGTTGATATTGCTAATAGTCTAAATGTAAATAAACAAGCTATAACAAAATTATTCAATAAAAAGAATCTTACATGTGATGATATGAAAAAATTACTAGATATTATGGGTTATGATCTTGTGATTGATTTCAAAAAGCGTAATTGATCAATAACACCAATGATATATCAGTAATGTGGATAAATATAGAGCAATTATTTATATTGTGTTTGGTTTTGTGCATGATTTGCATTGTGGATAACTTGTGATTTTATTGTGGATAACTTTTTTTGTGTAAAAAATGATTGCAGTTATTGAAACGAACATATCGCAATAAACCGGATGCACAATGCAGCGTATAAGATTTTATAAGTCGGAAAAATGGGAAAATACCGATAGTTATAAAATGCAGATATTTCATAGTGGGGGTGTGTTTACATTATATTTTTTTATCATGTAATGTCCAAAGCGTGGATTAGTTCTATTCACACGAAACCCTAGATTTTGTCGAATTATAGTTCGGTAACGACTTCGACACTCTATCTATAAATCAAACCAAAAACTACTTTTGATAGTTTCCCAAAACTGAACTTTACAACAAATAAAACATAATATTTGCAATATATACCAATAGTTTTATCGAAGTCTACTACAATTTAATAAAATGCCAGCGATATTCTCATATACCCATATCGTCAAAACCCTTATTTCCAAACCATTCCACCAACTTCATCACCTCAAAATCCAACTCCATTACATTTCGCACTCATCACTAACCACATACCATCAAATTTTCCAACCCCCAATCCTTAGACTAAATCACACAAAATCGACCCAAATTTCAATCAGAACCACTTCAATGATAAATTGCATACCTAGCAACCTAAAATCGAAAATCACCCTCATTTTATTTAATTTATTCTCATATATGATGGGACATATTAAAACCACAACATAAATCTCCGATAACAGAGAATAATGATACATAAACAAGAAAAGGAGACAAACACATGAATACATATTTAGTACCAACAACAGAAGAATTTGGAATAAAATATAAAAATATTACCATAATTTACGCTGAATCGGAAAAAGAAGCATACGAAAAAGCACTCGTTCAAAGAGGACTATCAGCATGTCATATTCAAAATTATGATACCAAACCATATGAAACATTTTATGAAAAAATTAATATCTCAGATAAATTCTTCCCAATATCAAGAAAAAATGCTATACTAAAAGAAACATTCAAGAAAGAAGGTAAAGAATACGTGGAACTTATCAATTTATATGATTATATGTATTGGGGAGATTACAATGCACAAATTCAGTTACTTGCAAATAAAGCAATAAAAGAATCTTGGAGTTTTGAAGACAAAAATGATAATGCCATTTTAAAAAATTACTTATCAAATACATTTTGTCAATTACAACGAGAACATAAAGTAGTTGAAACAGGCGAATATTGTTTATTTAATACTGGGTTGTTTACAAACCGTTATATTCCGATATATGCATATGGTGAATTAAATAAAAAATATTCAACAGACTCCTCTGTGCAGAAATGGTATTTTAAAGGATTTAAGGATGAGTATGAGTTGACATCTATTGATGTAGGTGTAGACTTTCCTGAAAGAGCTGATTATTTCCAAGATACAACTCTACTTGTATTTGATTGGCATTGTAAGGTGCATCCAAATTACAATCATATCTTAGATGATATAAATACATACAATCGCTTACCAAATTGCATTAAGAATAGTGATAGACAATTAGAATTACTAAAAGGTTTCATTGATACCGCAATTCAAAAAGTAACAGCAAATTACAAATTAGCAATACCTCATTATTATCAAAACAGGATACAACTCATGATCCCATTGTGCTTCACCAAAGAAGACAAACCAGATGTTGCACTAGTTCTTGATAAACGAAAAGGTAACCATTATCAAGCAAAAACATGTCTTACTATGGAAATGGCTTATATGGATGCACGTCTTATTGCAAAACCAGAATCGAATTGGTTATGCGCTGATAATATTACAGAAGAAGTTACGGAACAAACAGAAGAATAAAACAAAACATATTCTTTTATAAGACAGGTGATTTTTCATCTGTCTTATTTTTATGTCAAAATAACACTTACTTAATCTATTTAACAAAAACAGCATCTAAAATCAATTTTCTTTTATAGGCTACCAATTTACTATTAAACATATTAGAATACGAATTTACTATCAAATTTATTAAATCACTCTCGTAAAGCCATGTAAGAAAACAGATAGAAGAAACAAACATATAATCATTGTGTGCGTAGCACAAGATGTAGTCCCTTGATAGGGACGGTCTTTTCGAAGCGTTAGCAAGAAAAGAACATCTTTAGGGTAGACATATATAAAACAAACCAATAAATAGCAATCCTAATAGAGAATATTATATTATCAATCAAGAAAGGAATTATATCATGAACAATACAAACAATATAACCGATTCAGAGATACCGAAATATCTCAAGCAGAAAGAAAGCAATGTGTCTAAAGCAAAGAAGAAATCTAAACATAAACATCAATATGAAGAATGTTTAATTCAATACGATTCAAGCATTAGAAAAGGACATATGATTACATCGTTAAGCAGCTATTGTACTATCTGTGGAAAAATTGGAGACAGATTCAAAGAAGATAAATCTATTGTAAAGGATTACAGACGTACAGTTGATACTCCTATTGGAAGATGGTATCAAGTAATGACAAGTGAAGAATTATATGAAAGGTATCATGATAGATTATCAGTATTCTTTGTAGAGGATTATTGGAAAGATGGATATGTAAATTTGGAAAGAGAGAATAATTCAGAAGGAGAATGATATTATGAAGAAGTCAATTTTATTTAAAAGAACAAGAGAATCTGTTATAAGAAAATTATCAATTCCTTATATAAGAGAGAATCTTGAATATTTTGGATATATGTTTTCAATATTAGAAATATGTTATATGCTATTTCACTTAAAGGAAATAAATAATATGTTTCAGCATCAGAAATAATATAGGTATATCATATATGTACCCAAATGAAATAATCAATTCCAAACACCATGTACCTAAATCAACCAATAACAATCAAACAAAAAATTAAAGAGCTTGTATGAAGCGTAAGCAAATACAAGCGTAATATTCTTCTTTTGATAATATGAGTCTATATAGATATAGACTGCACAAAATTGATAGCTGGGATGTACCCAAATGAAGTAAATTTTCACTTTTGGGTACATGCTGTATGTACCCAAATGAATTTTTAACAATTTCATGCAAGTGCAACTTTTAATGTTTTTGCGAATTCAAATGGAGAATATACTATTGAACCACTTATCACACTCTCATCTCACAAATTGTAACTGTAAATTATGTTTTAGAAGAAAGGATTTTAAAATGCAACAGAAAGAATTAAAAATTGATCCTGAATTAAGGGATTTATTACCACCACTTACTGATGATGAGTACAAACAGCTCGAAAAAAATATTGTAGAAAATGGATTTGATAAAAATTTTCCTATTATGGAATGGCATGGTTATATTGTAGATGGTCATAATCGCTACTCTATTTGCCAAAAACACAATATTGATTATGTTGTTGGTACTCTTGGGTATGAAACGAAAGATGAAGTTATGCAATGGATGCTTGATATTCAGCTTGGCAGACGTAATTTATCCCCTATTCAAAGAATTGCTGTAACTGAGAAATATAGACCTATTTACGAGAAACAAGCAAAAGAGAATTCATTAAATAATTTAAAACAGAATCAAACTGCCGACAAGTCAAATTTGACCAATCGAGAATTTAAATCAACAAATAAGAAGCTTGCCGATATAGCAGGTGTTAAACCAACTACATATAAGATGGGCGCAAAAGTTCTTAATTCAGATAACGAAGATTTAAAGCAGCGTGTTTTGTCAGGCGAAACTTCTATTAGTGCTGGTTATAAGGAATTACAGAATGAAAAGAAAAAAGAACAATTCTCTGATAATCAAAATGGAGAATATAATATTGAGCAACCAACTACATCATCTTCTACTGTTCAACCTTCTCAAAAAAATCAAGTCAGTGATGAAGTTAAACAAATTTGTGAGAATCTCAAAACCGAGAAGGCAAAAGAATATCTTGATTCTATTTGGGACTATAAGATTGATATCATTGAGTGCATGAATGTAGGATTCGAAAGATTTTATGATGGATTTGTAAGTACATTAGAAGATATGGAAAATCGAGTAACAAAAAGAGAATTAGATGAATGTATAACAAATGCAGAAGATATGGTAGAGAAAATGTTATCTGCCATAGAAGTAGCAAAAAAAATAAATTTAAAAACGGAGGATTAAAAAATGAAATTAAAGGACTTAGTAAGAGGAACAAACACAACAGATGGTAAAATTGCACATAAAGAAGTGCCAATTGATAAGTTAGATGCAATGCTTAATTATCAGAGAGATATTGATATGAAACGTGTTGAACTTATTAGTAGTGATAACTATTTTGATGAAAACGAAGTTGACGAAGTAAAGGTGAGTGTTAGACAGGATGGTTCTATGAAAGTATGTGATGGTCAGCATACTATTGCAATCTTAAAAATGAGAGGTTGGAAAACAGTACCATGTGAACTTCGTTATGGTTTAACTATTGAGGAAGAGAATGATTGGTTTACCATAACTAATACAAAAGAAAAGCCACAGAATAGGAAACGCACACTTACGTCTCAGATTAATGGTACATATGAAAAGAATAAGATTGAACAGGATTTTAATAATTGCATAAAAGCACTTGGCTTTAAGTTAGATATTTTTGGAGAAGAACCAGGAAATGATTATAAAATTAAGTGTCCTGCAAAACTATTAGAGGTGTATAAGGAATATTCGTCAAGAAATGACGTAGATGGCTTTATTGAATGTATGGATTTAGTCAAGGGTTGTTGGAATGGAAATTCAAAATCATTGCAGTGGAATTATATTAGGGGAATGTTTGACTTTTATGAAACATATAAAGGTATTTTTGACAATAAGAGACTTATTACTTCTGTCGGAAAAAAATCCCCATCTATCATTAAAGAAATTGCAGATAATGATAAATATACAAAGAAACCATCTTTAAAATATGCAAAGATTTATGTAAATGAATACAATTCTGGTTTAAATAAGAACAAAAGATTAAAAATGTCCTTATTAGAAGATTAACATAGTGAGGTGAAACGTCTTGCCAAACTATGTAAAAATTCCACGAGAAATCATTTATGATAAAGATCTCTCGTCTAAACGTGTGATAATCTTCTCATATCTTTGTGCAAGGCGTTCACTTGATGACACAGTGGCATTTTCTACAACAGAACTTTGCTACTGGTCTAAATTGAAACCTAACTACAGAGATGGAAAGATAAATCAGAAATATTATGAAGTTCTATTACTTCTTTCTCATTATGGATACTTTGAATCGTGTCCAGATTTTGAGAAAAGTCTAAAAGAAAAGACCAATTCGGTCAAATATCAGCAAGTAAAACTTAATATAGAAAAATTTGATGTGCCTGACAAGTTTGGAATTGTTTATTTTGATGAGTTAGATACAATATTAAATTTCAAAGAAGAATTGAAGGACAAAGAGATTGATACTGCAAGAATATCATCAGCTTATATTCTACTTGTACTCTCTTATATTCGTGTTAATTTGAATCGAATGGATAGCAAACCGCTATGCTGTTATAGATATTTCAAGACTATTTCAGAAGATATTGGACTTTCTAAAAGATATATCAGTCGCATAGTTGATATTTTAGAAGCACTCAAAATTGTAAAATGTCAACCTATGAAGAGAGAAAAATATATTAAGGATGGTAAAGAAAAATACGCTACTACTCCAAAGGTATTTGCTGATTATAGGCATTTTATTCATGATGAACATGGGCAAAGGATTGATAAAGAATATAGTCCTGATAAAGAAATAAAAAAACAGATAGAGCTTTTGGAGAATAATAAAATATAGGAACTATAAACGCAGTACTCAAAGGAGCTGATTGCAATGAACAAAATTATTTTAAAAACTAAAGGAGAATTATTAAAATATGAAAACAAAAACAAGTTACACACAGAACTATAGTACATTTGCAGGTGAAATTGATATTGATGATTTTTCAACAGAAACACCAAACAAACAGAGAATAAATAAATACATAGAGGCAGATAACCTCGAAAAAACAATTATTGAAAAGGAGCGACAGAAAAAAGAAATGAAAAATTATCAGTCAATGACACTTGAAGAACTACGAGAGATGAAACTCATCTCAAACACAAACGGACGCCCATCTTCCACTCTTACAGATGAGAAATGGCAGAAAGAATTTGAAATTTACAGATATTTAACCGTTCCAACCGATAAACAGAGATTTGGCGGCAAGCATAGTCGTGAACTTGGTATGCGGAGCGAAAGTGCTATCACCGAATATAAGGGAGCAACAAATTGGCAGCAATATTGCGCATTTATTAATGATGTGCTGGATAGCCTACGCTCAGGACTGCATGATTATTGCTATTACATATATCAGATTCAAGATTTACTGAAATTCTATCCAAATATGTTGTGCAGCAAATACTGTGATGGCTACTGGGAGGTGTGGCTCGATGCATAGAACGGCATGTCCATATTGTCGATGTGTAGGTTTTCACTTAATTCAATGCCCGGAGTACGAGCCGGGGCGTGCCAAAAAATACTGTACATATTGCGGCGAGGGTATATATGAGGGTGAAAAATATCTAGAAAATGATTGGGGAGAGTCTATACATAGAGACTGTATTATGTCAGTTGATGATCTAGTTAATTGGCTTGGGTTAGGATATAAAGAAATGGAGGAAGAATATGAATAAGTTACGACAACTTTTGTTTGGATATAGAACTGGAGTTGAATATTGGATTCCTATTAAAGATATTGTAATTACATATGATTTTCAACTGACAAGTCCACATCCAAGCAAGTTTTGGAAGAAGGTGTATTGTTTCAAGAAATATGGCATTATGAGTAAAATTAAGTTAAACAAAGATTTTGAGTTAGTGGATGGATATTGCTCTTATCTAATCTGCAAGATGAATGATATGGAGAAAGTGCCAGTATGGTTTGTAGAATAGAGGTGAATTAAGATACGTGAGTGAATATGGAATTAAAATCAAAAATATCAGTGCTGGAATGTTATATGATCTCAATCTGGGAATCAGAGATTATTTTACATATACAGATGCTATGTTCAATAATAGTTTATTTAGTTTCTTCTTGCAAAATAATGGGTTGAATGTGTATAAAGGAGAAAGTACACGAGATATTATCTGTCTTGATTATGAATTTGGAAGTCGTTCATATGAAAATGAACACAAGCGTCTGGAGAAGTTATTTATTGAATCAGATGGTGAATCAAAGGAAAGAATTCAAAAAGCATTGCAAAAAGTTGAGTCCAACAAATATCTTTATAAAGAAAAATCGAGAGACGAAATCCGTGAATATTTTTACGAAAATGGTGTAGAAGTCACATATAAGAAAAAACGCAGAGATGGATCTATTAAAGAGGAAACTATTCATTATGAAATGCTGTTCCGTACAAGTGCGAAAGCAAAACTTGGACAAGTTATTTTCATTAACAGTAAATTGTACGACATTGCATATGACTGGCTTACAATTGGATTAGGTAAAAAAATGAGTCATGACAATGCAAAGATTGTTGAAATGTCAGCATATGCACCTCTTACTACTTCTACTATTGTTGGAACACTTCATATACCTGTTGAGAATATTCTCATACTTAAAGATCAGGATTCTTTTTTTGAAACAATGACAAATGTTGTAAAAGCTGAAGACTATTTTGTAGAGACTTCGATAAAAGATGAAGAAACTGGAAAACAAAAGAAAATAAAAGAAAAACGAAAAAAATGTGTTGTCAGTGAAGAAAAACGTAAAGTTAAAAATACTATTTGGGATGGAATGGCTTTAATCGAAGCAGATTCTGATTATCTAAAACTTCCATCTTATGTCAATGGAATGGCTCTACTTCGTAATCATTTATTTAAAGCTTGTGCATTTAAGAGTTATATTCAAAAATTTTTCAAAGATTGGTGTGAAGAAAACGGATATGATTACGAAACGCATATGATACAAGATATGTTTGGTAAATGGCATTATTTAAAAGATATAAAAATGATTACAACTGATAATGCTATTAAGTGGAAAAAATTCCAAGACTTAATGGGCAATAGCATCACTGAAGCATATGAATATTGGTGTGAACGAATTCATTCTGATGGTGATATATGGGGTATAGTAAAAACTGACCATCCAAGCAAGCTTGGTAATTATCAACAGTTAAGCTATCAGATGATTAATACTCTTCCATGTACAAAAGAAGATGTAAAAGATATAGCACAAATTAGCATTGATTATGTTGAGTTACTTAAAAGAGATAATGATGAGTTTGAAAAATTTCTTAGAAAATATGCAAATGAAGTAAATCATTATGAGATGCTTGCTGATTTATATGCACAAAATCATGAATTTGGAAATAGCACATTTTTTAGGTATGAGAAGAAAGAAATTATAAAACAATATGTGTTCAGGATGAGAAAAGGGAAAATTATGGTCAACGGAGATAACTTGACTGTATGCGGAAATCCGTATGCACTTTTACTCTATTCTGTCGGAGAAGATTTTGAAAAAGATCCTACGTTATCTCAGGAATCTGATTGTATTCAATGTTATACAAAACGTTTTGGAGATAATGAATATCTTGCAGCGTTTAGAAATCCGCATAATTCTCCAAATAATATATGTTATCTGCATAACGTCTATTCAAAAGAAATGGAAACTTATTTTCCATTCAGTAAAAACATATTAGCTGTTAATTGTATTCATACTGATATTCAGGATAGAGCAAATGGGATGGATGAAGACTCGGATTTTATGCTTGTAACAAATCAATCAACAATGGTTCAATGTGCTGAGAAATGCTATAAGGAATTTTACACTATTGTAAATGCCTTACAAGAATCGGGAATTACATACAACAATACAAAAAAAGATTATGCTGCAATGGATAATAAATTTTCAAAGTCTCGTATGGGGATTGGCTATTCAAGTAACTTAGCTCAGTTGGCAATGACTTATTATTGGACGGAACTACAAAAAGATGAATCTGATAAAGAACGACTTAAAGAGCTATATGACAATTTTATTATTTTATCAGTGCTTGCACAGGTTATAATTGATGGTTGTAAACGTGAATATGAAATTGATGGAAACAAAGAAATTGATCGAATTAGTAAACTTAAGTGTATGACAATGAAGATTGCTGGTACGAAAAAGAAGTGTGATTTTCCTGAATTTATGAAATATACAAGAGAAATTAAGTATACTAAGGATGGTAAAGAGCTTCCACAAGAGGAAATTGATGAATCTAAGAACAAGCTTAAAAGTCGTATCAACAAAGAGTTATTATGTCCTATGAATTGGCTTGAATACTGGATTGATAAAATTCAAAACGCTTCTACTTCTGATACAGTTCCTACTTCTGAGTTTTTTATTAAAATGAACGGTCATGCAAATAATAGGCAAATGTCAAAAATTCGTATGATAATTGAAGATTATGATTCTTATATCAAATCAGTTCAAGCTAATAATTCAATAGATAATGAATTATCTACTGATATGATTATAAATAAATCTAAATCAGTTTTAGAAGAACTGCAAAAAGTGAAAATAGGAAACATTGTAACAATTAACAGACTTATAGAAACTTCTTTGGGATTAGAAACTAACAATAATGCTTCTATTCATTATAATAAAAGTCAAAAATATACTAGGAAAATGTTAAACTGTTTGTATAAAGTTAATAAAAATAAATTTTTAACAAACTTTATTCAATAAATTATGCACAATTTTTACTTAGTAGAATTGTGGATTTTTAACAAATACCTAGTAAAATCAAGGCTTTTAGCGATTGACTTAATGGGTGTAATATGGAGGGAAGAAAGCGCAGAGTTGCGTTAGTAAACTCCCACGCTCATGCCAATTGCGTGTAATCAAATAAGGGCTTGCAAGTTTAAAATGTATACTAGGGGCAGACGTATCATTATCTGCCCCGAATAAAAAATAAAAATAACTAAACGTTTTACTATGATTACAATAAACTCAGTTAAGATCGGCTAACCACCGTGCTGAGAATATGCGTATATCGACAGATGGTTATATGGGATTGCTTTATAACTGTTTGTTCCAAAATACCGTGAGATATATTAGGATAGTGGGAAAATCCCTAAAGATAAGCATATGTACTGAGAGTAAACGTAGTCAAATGCTATCCACTTATCGTTGACACAATAGAGAGCTGCAATATATCTCATTAATATTAGACGATTAGTGGGATTTAAAAACAGAGAATATTGCAGTAGGAGGTGAAAGATTATCAAAGCATATAAAATAAGATGTTATCCTACTGATGAACAAAGGCGACTTATTATTAAAACCTTTGGATGTTGTAGATGGTATTGGAATCAAGCTTTACATGATACTATCGAATATTATGAAAAACATAAAAAGGGAAAAATTAACACACCTGCTTTTTATAAAAAAGAATTCGAATGGTTAAAAGAAGTAGATGCTACTGCGCTATGTTTTACGCAGATGGATTTACAATCTGCGTTTTCTAAGTTTTTTAAGGAGAATAACGTAGGATATCCAAAATATAAGAGTAAAAAATATCCTAAAAATAGTTATAAAACAATGCAAACTTCTGGTTATCTAGTTACAGAAAATGATATTAAAATTACAAAACTTGGAAAATTAAAAATAGTAAATCATCGACATAAAACTGGTATAGCAAAATCTTGTACCATTTCACTGACTCCGACTGGTGATTTTTATATTGCTATTTTATGGAAAGATGAAGAAGTGTCAGAAAGATTAGATCCAGTAGATAAGGAAATTGGTATTGATTTAGGATTAAAAGATTTAGCAATTTGTTCTGATGGTGAGAAATTTCCAGTATTACAGTCTTTGCGAAAAGGGCTACCAAAATTAAAACGAGAACAAAGAAAACTAAGTAAAATGGAGCGAGGTAGTAATAATTATAATCGTCAAAAATTAAAAGTTGCTAAATTACATCAACATATCGCTAATCAACGAAAAGATTGTTTACATAAAATCTCTTATAAGCTTACAAACGAGAATCAAGTGATAGCTTTAGAAAATTTGAATGTAAAAGGAATGATGAGGAATCATCATTTGGCATTAAGTATCTCTGATGTTGGTTGGTCTGAATTTGTAAATATGTTAGAATATAAAGCATTGGATAAGGGGCGCACTGTTCAAAAAATTGATAGATGGTTTCCTAGTTCGCAAATTTGTTCATGTTGTGGATGCATTACAGGAAAGAAGCCATTATGGATTAGAGAATGGACATGTCCTGAATGCGGAGAAGTTCACGATAGAGATGTTAATGCTGCGAAGAATATATTAACAGAGGGAAAAAGAATTTTAGGGGCAAGCTCATGTCCTGATAGGTAGTTTATGCTTACGAATAAATTATTACACCCTTAAATGTAATAATGAAGTCGTATCGAGCTACAAGCTCATTAAGTTTTAACTTGTGGGTTGTTGACGATAAGTCAGATGATGGAGTAGCCAAAGGCAGTAGAAGAATAATTCTTTGATTTAAGATGGTAAATTCAGGTAAGTTTACATATCAAATTACAACTTCTGAATGGTTGGTGAAACTTGTGGCGTGACCAATCCCACCGATGCGGAGACAGGTGTATTCCTGTTGGTTAAAAAGTGTATGAATGACGGTTTATATGCTCAGATTTAGCTATATCGTGGCAGAATATGATTGCGTTTATGGAGGCAGCCCGAAGGGGTTATTGTAATCATAATAAAGCGTTTAGTTAGTTAATTGTTTGTTACTTCATAATTACCTCTTAGCTGGTGATCGCACTGGAAACGGTGCTTTCACTAGCTCTTTTTTATATCGCAGGTTGGAGAAGTAGAATCTCGCTTGGTTCATACCCAAGAGATCAGTTGTGCAAATCAACTACCTGCTATTGCTCTTCCACGATTCTGTGGAAAATTTACATAAAGGATGTGAAACATTATACTTTTAATAACAAAATATGAAGCGAAGGTTCTTAATAAAAAATATGGTATTCCATATAAGCAAGAAGGTGGTATCTCAACCTCATCTACTCTTAAATATAAAAAGAACCGTAAATATTATCTCTGCAAAAGAGAATATAATATACGATGTCTTGAAAAAATCAGAAAAATTCAAACAGTAGGATAATGCCTATGACTGAAAAAGATTTTAAGATTGAGAGAATTCAAGACGGAAGTTTTCGAGTAACAAGAACTGATATAGATGGCGATTATCATACACATATGTTGTCAAAACGATTGGCAAAAACAGTTATTCATAATGTTTGTTATGGTAAAATCCCATTAAATTCACGAAATTATACACTAATTAGTATGTATAGATTATCAAATAATGAAGAATATCGTGAAAAAATACAGGAAATATTGGATACTCGAAAACAAAAAGGAAAGAAAAATGATTATTACAATCCCAACAGAAAACGTTCTGGTGGGAATTTTTAGTTTTATGGAGGAAAAGGAATTATGGCAACTAGTAAATTAAAGTTTACAAGAACAACTACAGATAAGTTGACAGTAAAGGCAGGTACGCTCTCAGAGGATTGTACTACTATTACATATACTGATGAGAATGATATTGAGCAGGAAGTAAAAGTAGCTGATCTGCTTACTTCATTTAAGAATCAGATAATTGATTTTACTGTTGCATTAAAGACAGATGAGGAGCTGGATGTTCCGTCTGATGAAGAGTAAGGAGTGTGATTATTATAACTTCTTATAAGCGATTTGAAAATGAAACAGATGAAGAACTTATTTATAGAGTATGTTCTGATAAAGACCTTATTGGTTCATGGCAGAATGTAGCTGATATTCTAAATGAGTTACTTGGCACTGAGTATACGGAATCAAAATTCCGCAAGCAGTTTCAAGCTTTTAATAAAATGTTGAATGCTAACAGAAGTAAATTTGCTGATCCTGATGAACAGATTAAGGAAATTGAAGTTCAAAAGCGCAAGTTAGAAAAAGAACGAAAAAAGCTTCAAAGTGAAAAGATTGAATATAACAGATGGTTACGTGAAGAAGCTAGAGACGAATTAATTACAGAGAAAATTTGTGAAGCAATTACTTCTCTTGATAAATATTCTTCTCCTATGCGTATATCACCATCATCTGGTAAAAAATCATGGATATTGGCAATTTCAGATTGTCATTATGGTTGTGAATATGAAATTAAAGATTTTTATGGTGGTATTATAAACGCTTACTCTCCCGAAATTTTTGAGGAAAGAATGACTATTTTATTTAATAAAGTTGTAGATAAAATTGAGGATCTTGGTATAAAAGAGCTTTCTATCATTGAACTTGGAGATGGTATTGATGGTGTTCTTAGAATGTCTCAGTTAATGCGCCTTAGATATGGAGTTATTGAATCAAGTATTCGTTATGCCGATTATTTGGCGAATTGGTTGAATGAATTGAGTAAATATGTCTCGATTAAGTTTCAAATGGTTTATGACTCAAATCATAATCAACTTAGACTTTTAGATGGAAAGAAAAACACATTCCCAGATGAAAATGTAAGTAAAATTATGATGGCTCTTATTAAAGAGCGATTAAAAGATAATGAAAATATTATTATCCTAGAAAATCCTACAGGTATGACATATTCAATAATGTCTACATACTGTGTTGTTGGGTTTCATGGTGAAAAGAAAAATCTTAAAAATAATCTTTTAGAAATGTCTCGTACTTATGGAGTTCATATAGATTACACAATTTCTGGACATATTCATCATGATAGTATGGCTGAAATCGGATTGGATTCTGCTGTATTATCTGTCGGTTCAGTAATTGGTATAGATCCATATAGTATGACATTAAATGCAGCTTCCAATGCATCATGTTCTATGTTTGAATTTACACAAGGAGAAGGTAGAACGGCAGAATATGTATTCAAATTAAATTAAAATACGAATTTATTTGGTTGACAAGAGCATGGGATGGTTTATTAAATATGGTCAAATCTGTGAATTCACAGGGCGAGCCATAGCCAAAAGAGAATAAATGATATCATTAAAACGAAAAAGGGATTACAGTAGTTCATACCAAACCAAAATCCATGAACCTATTTAGGTGACAGACCATCGGGTAATTCCGTAGGAGCGTTGTTAGGGTATGAGTTTATAGAGGCGGTGACTCTTAGAAGCATCGACCTCTTTTATTATCAAAAAATATAGTTGAGAAAAGGAGAATTTAATTTTATGACTAAAAACGATGTAATTTCAAAGGTAGCACAGAGAGCAACAGATATTGTAGAGGCTAAGATCACAAAGAAGCAGGTTGAAGCAGTTATTGCGGCATACGCAGACTGTGTAGTTAAAAATTTGACAGTAGACAAAACAGAAAAAATCCCACTTCCTGGTATTGGTGCATTTACCACAAAACATGTTGGTGAAAAATCAGGAGTAAGTGCGATTAATGGTAAAGAATGGCATAAAGATGCTGAGGATAAGTTGAAATTTACAATTAGTAAATCAGTTAAAACTATTGCATAGGTGGTGTAGAAAGTTTTGAAAAATAAATATGAAGACATTGAAATGATTGATATTGATCGTCATGAAGATATTGCGGAAATCTTTATTACAGATATCATTGATCAGATTGGCACTGTTGGTGTTGTTGCTGATAAAGAAATGATTGAGTATCTATTAGACGAAGTTATTGCAATGGACAATACGAGTATATATTATATCAATATGATGGATGATAATTTGTATATGATTTATGTTGATTTTAATGGATATATATCTGTAGTTCCAGCCAACTCATTGTGCTACTTTAGAGATATTGATCATGTATATTTTGATATGGACTCTAAGAGCAGTAAAGAATTACAGAGATGTATAGACTATTGTGTTGATGAAGATAAAAATGTCGTGTTATTTGGATATGACGATGCGGAATTTCCGGAAGAGAAGGAAGATGATGCACATGTACTTGTAGAGATTACAAGCGACCATACTGGGTTTACATCACATATTTCCGATGATAATTCTTATATCGCATATAGTTATTATTCTGACAGAGAGCTATCGGATGATGAAATTGCGGAAATAGTACGTGATATTTATTTTTAATTATAACCGGGCGTGTAGTATATACTGCACGCTCTTATTATGCGGCGTGATTGGCTGTATCGGGTTCGAATCCTGTACGTCGCCTATATAATACGAGAATGAAAGGAAGTGAAATAGATGCCAGAACGAAGTAAAAGAATTAAAATGTACGATAAGCACAAAATGGAAAATATTAATCCAGAGACGTTAAAATTATTTCAAAAATATCAAATAGACATGTCTGTTCGAGATTTATCACAGAATTCAATAAATGCATATAATGCCGATTTAAAACAGTGGTTTTCATGTATGATAATCAGTTCAATCTATCCGTTTTAGAGGCAACAGAAGATGATATTGTTGAATATTACTATTGGCGCAAACAACAAGGCAATAATGTTAATCGTATGAAACGAGTTATGGCTTCTGTCTCCGCATTCTATAAATTCTTACGTAAAAAACGATTAATTGTAGAATCTCCAACTGAATTTATTGATCGTCCGAAACAAGGTCAACCGATCACTGTTCAGACTTATTTAACCAAAGAACAAGTGCAGTTGATGAGGGAAAAATTAGAAGAATATGGAGATATTCAGTTTCAAGTTTACGCGTTCTTATCTCTCACAACAATGGCTCGTGTAACAGCGATTGGAAGTCTAAAATGGGATCAAATTGATTGGGACGAGCGTATATTTAGCAATGTAGTAGAAAAAGAGGGTAAAATTGTCGAACTAAGTTTTTCGAGAGAAACGAAAAAGTATCTAGAGAAATTAATCCAATACCGTAAGGATAATAATATCGACGATCATGGGCGAGTGTTTATTACAGCATTCACTAATGAAAATAAACCTATTGAAAGTACAACATTAAATAAATGGTGTAAAAAAATAGGCAATATGATCGGAGTGCCGACATTACATCCACATGATTTTCGCCATAGCTATGCCACCTTATTGAAAAACGAGGGTGTTAGTTTGGAAGATATTTCCACTATGCTTAATCATGCTGGCACAGATGTTACGAAAAAATTCTACATCAAAGTCGATACTTCAAAGGTAAGAAAAATTAAAGACAGTATAGACATTTAACCACTCTTGCATCCAATTACAATATATGCTACAATACAAAATAATAAATAAATTATAAACATGTTAATATAATAATATAGGAGGTGTTGATATGAGAGATGGTTACAAAAGACTTAACATGTCTAAACTTAACATATCACATAAAACAATTTCAACACAAGAAGCGTTAAAAAATGTAACTCCTATACAATTTATTGATGATGTTTATAAGGGAACAAAAAAAGTACAAATAGATAATCAAGGAGTACATTATGTGCCAAATCGGTGATATTATAGTTGTAAATAAGTACAAACACGAGGGTGTTGAAATTACAAGACACTCTTTTGTCGTTATTGATGATGAGAATGGAGTAATTCAAGGATTACCTTATGACTTTGTAGCTAATGTATTATCATCATTTAAGGGGAATAAACAAAAGGAGAGAAAACTCTCTTACCCTGGTAATTTCCCTATTTTACATAATGACACAAATACAGATCCTGATGATGGCAGAGATGGATTTGTAAAAGCAGACCAGTTATATTATTTTTCAAAGAAAAATATAGATTATAGTGTCATTGGTGAAGTGAAGGAAGATAAATTCAACGAATTAATTAGCTTCATCGCAAATGCTGATTTTGAGTTATTAGATATAGTTGATAATCTTTGATTGATTTTGTAATTCATCTGTGTTAAAAAACATATGAATTAAAGATAATTCAAAAAGATGCTACCGTAAAGCAAGACGGTTGCTCTGAAATTAAATAGCTAACTTTAAAAAGTAACTGTAATTCCTTTGCCGAGGACAGTTACTTTTTTCTTTGTATATATCTTTACCAAGCATATATCCAATCTTATATGCTGATGTACACAAGATGATAGTAATTCCTAAAGCATAATAAATCGTTTGTAATGAAATTGTTATCATTTGCAAGTGTCCTCCTTTCATAAATTCCTCGAAAGGTTTCTATGTAAACAGAGCTTGTACTCTCTGGTGGAAGACAACCGCTCTACCGTCTTAGATAGTGCCTTGCACGTATTATATCATATCACGACAATCCATGTCAAAATATCCCATTTAGCAGAGAATAAATAATTATAAGCCGAATGCTCTGAAACCATAAGAACTCAACAAGGCTCTGTGAAAATCAGACGGACTAACAGACCGATAGCACTGTATTATCCAAATAAAGCCCTTATAAACAGGCATGAAAGGCATATATAAAAAGGTGACGACAATGTAGAGAACAAATAAATATAACAAGCTGCTTACATCCAAAAGAAGTGAGGGCGGTCTGTCAATCCGTTGATAGATTTTACAAGTGAGCTGTCGCTGACCGATATGCGACATAAATATAAAGGTCGGTTTGTAGAAATATTTGACCTTGGAATGGTCTAAAACTTCCCACTGCTTACTGCTCATTGACGGTGTTATCATATACAAAGGAGGTATAATTTTATGTTGGCTTTAAAAGTTGTTTTACTTTAATTTTAATGGTATTTCTACACTCTGTAGATTATAAATCCTACTACTGCCCTATGTCGCCCCGATTGTATAAATGAGGCGAGTGCGCACGAAACACAGGGTTAGTATATATTCTTTTCTATCAAACTCTGCAACGAATTTTATATAATTTTCGTGGCAAAATCCCAATCAAGAGTTTTGAACTGTCAGCAGACATAAATCAGTTGGATGTTTTAGGAGAAATGGGTTTTTAGCTTGTGCAAGCTACTGAATGCTCTGATGATTCTATAGCGAATTCGTACTTCTCTACGTTAATGAGAATTCTAATTGGAACGTACCAACGTACCACAGTGTCTTTCGAGCTTGTGGTATAAATAAACTAACCGGTTACTCATGACATATCATGCATTTGACGTGCGACAAGCACGAGTTAGGAATGAGAAAAATGTGGCTGGTGTCCAGTCTGGCAATCTGGAAAGACAGATAATTAGGGGAAATATCGCATTTAGTTTATAGAGGATGCACTGTATAAAATCACAGACATGTGATGGAGTGGGCGATTAGGCTTATTATGTTTCTGCAATGGTGATGAGGAGTACTCCATAAAAACATAAGTCCTTTCTTCTTTCGGGACTGAAAATATAGCGAGAATAGTTCAGCATGAATGGAATGCGAGTGCACAATGCATTCTATTCTAAATAACTGGATATGTACAGTCCAATATCAGCTAGTTAGTGCTTTATGCTGATATTTACTTTTAGTGGATCACATCCACTGCCCAAATGATGACAACATTTGCGGCTTTGACGGTTCGTCCCCGTCAATTTGTTGTCTTAGCTCAATTGGATAGAGCATCACATTATGAATGTGAAGGTTATAGGTTCGATTCCTATAGACAGATTCCATCATAATCCAATCCCAAACAGAGAATAAAAATATGTAACACGAAAACTGCAAAGAAAGGAAAATATGGTAAATAAAAAAATACTGATGTGTGCTGTGGCAGCATGTACCTTGTCGGCGAATCATATATACGCTGATGAAACACATGTTTCTATGCGAGATCTTTTGTGTCCACAAACATACATCGCCAGTGTTACTACTCTCCCACCGGTGAAACAATATAATGTTCTAGAGGATACTGAAAGTGGGATAATTGTTCACACCGAAACACGTATGTATACAACTACGGCTGTAAATTTACGAACGAAAAATACTACGAAAAGTAAAAGCGTTAAATTACTAAAAGCCGGCAAAGCGATTACTGTTCTAGATAAATCACATCATAAATGGCAGAAAATCTTTTATAAAGGAAAGATTAGATATATCAATTCAAAATATTTATCTAAGAAGAAGCCTGCATATACCAATGTAAGATCTGTTGCTTTACATGGATTATCTGAACAGCAAAAGCAGCGAGCGTATACAATGGCTGAAATTTGTATTAAAGAATGGAAAAAATACGGTGTGTTTCCATCTATATGTATTGCACAGGCTATGCAGGAAAGTACCTTAGGCAAATACTGTTCTCCTAATAATCTATGGCAGATTAAAAGTGGTGCCGTAAGTTATTGTAGTCTTGAAGATGGAGTTTATGCGTATTTGAGAGTAATCAATAATGGATGTTATGGTACTGCACCATTTACAAAGAATGCTTCAAGCCAAATTAGTAAGATCTTAGCAGGTGGATATTGTACGCCTGTTGGAGATTATTATAACGATGTAATGTGGATTATCAATCATTACGGATTAGAGAGATTTGATCAAATGATATAAAAAATAAAAGAAAGGAGTGTATACAATGGCAAGTAGATTGATTATTGAACAAGAGCCATTAAAAGTTGGACAGGTTCGTAAAGTTACGTCTAACAATGGTGAAAAGATAGATTCTATTACTTTACTCTTAAATAACAATGTGAAAATTTTGTTCGTGCCACGAAATGACGGAACATTAGATTTTTCAGTAAGTGATCCACAGTTTGATACATCAAATTTAGATTGTTCTATTGATAAAGAAGTATTGCGTGATTTATTTATAGCTATTAGAGACGGATATAAACAAGTAATTGCAAATGCAAATGAAAGCGAGGGTACAAATTCATGACTTTAAATATTTCAAATACAATTGATGATAATATTATCACTGTTGATATTGCCGTAGCAAGCCTTGGCACAACAACAACAACCGAAACGGAAGAAACACAAATTATTACAGACTTCCCTAGAAATATTAGATTTAGTGATATTGACTTTAAAGCTAATATGAAAATTGATTCTACTAGTGGTGATCCAGTTATTACTACTGAAGCAACAGATGATAGCACTATTGTAGAAGTAAAGATTGAGAATCTTGTAAATAAGGAATATGCATTAACAAGTGATTTACATATTGTTACTACTTTTGATGTTACAAAAATTCCTACTTCTGCACTGAATACAGTATTTGATTCTGCTGAGAAACTTGGAAAAGCTTATGCTGTTTTATTCGCTAATAAGATTCAGGGAGAAATCAGTAAGAAATTAACAGAACTTCGTGCTTTAAATACTAAGTTTGAAGGTAAAACAGAAGTTATTCTGTAAAAATAATGGGGTGGTACTCTTCCACCCTAAATATGCCAGAACCATGATAATCAAAGTCTTATATTTATGTACGCAAAGGATATAAGATGTGAATGGTTAATCGCCATTATCTCGCTTATGTCCTTTGCGTTCTTCGGACTGGCACTGTAGAAACAATGGGATGCGTCCTATGCAGCTTAGATGAAATCTCGATTTCTGCAGAAGTAATGAGAAAGACAATAGAATTTTTTATTGTATTGTATATTATATTGATGTATAATAATCTTATCATGTAAATAAGAAATGAGGTGATTATTATGGCATTATCTTTTAAAGATGTCAATGGAAATAATATTCCATTTGATAATAAGAATGAATTATCATTAGATGAACAGAAAGATGTTGTAACTGGTGAAATCACAGCATATTTAGTTGAGTATAATGATAATACATATGAGGTCAACAAACAGACCTATGAAGCACTTGAAAATTGATAACTTAGCTTGTATTATAATTAAATATTTTAAGAAAGAGCCGTTTCATATGAGATGGCTCTTTTGTTATATGCACCTTTAGCTTAATTGGTAGAGCAACGATCTCCAAAATCGTCAGGTCTATGTTCAAATCATAGAAGGTGTGCTAAGTGAAGTGAATTGCACTTTCATTGGAAATTTAATATTGGAAATTATGAGAAGTCATTTCGTATGAAGTGGCTTCTTTTTTGTATTGTGATGGAATTTAAAAAGAGAATAAATAAGTGAAGATATTGTTATTATACGTGGGATGATTATATCCTATTGTCTCTTATACATATACGAGAGAATCTTCTATGTCATTCATAGATATATGTTTTCAAGATGGGATAATGAAGAATTGCAAACTTCATGAAAGATAGTCCACGCTCTATCGCCCCATCTTAGATTCTAAATGCGTGGGAAAGGCGTGAAATTATGAGTAATTTATTTGAAATTTTAGGAATGTCAGAAAGAACAGAAAATACAATTAAAGAATTAAATTTTGACAAGCTCAAAGAACAGAATTATGAACTTTATAATTTAATCCAAGAAAATATTATCAATTACAAAGAACAATACAATTTATTCTGTAAGACAGTTAATTTTGATATTTCCAATGCTATTTATCGTAATTATTTAGAATTAAAAAATACTAAGTCGGAGTATGTATATTTTATTAAAAATGATTCTACTGGATTGGTTAAAATTGGTATGACAACTGATCCGCATCAACGATTACTTGCGATTAAAACCACTTTAAACACAGCAACTGGTGTCAATAATAAATTAAGATATATTGGTATTATTCGTATGACATCGACCAATATGCAAGATTTTGAAAATTCATTACACAAAAAATATGCACTGTATAGAAAAAATGGTGAGTGGTTTGATTTGTCAGAAGAACATATTTTAAATACATATTTTTCAAAATCTTATAGAGTACATGGAGTTCCATTTCAAATTGAAATAGACAATAGAAATATAAATAATTATGACACTGTAATACCTGATACTATTTGGGGATATTTAGTAATTCATAAGATTATGAAAATATGCGGTAAGAAATATAGCAATATTTGTATAAATAATCCATATTTAAACATGTATTTATTTTATTTAAAAAATGGTTGCTTAGATAGTGAGTCTGTTTTTTCTGTAGAAAATAGTGATGTTATTGAACAAATTATAAGAAAAGCAATGTATGATATTTAATTATAGACCTGTTAGTTATGCCACAAGAAAAGGATTGGAATATATTAGAAAGTTGCTTGTCAAGAAAAATCATATTTGTACTGAGTAATTAAATATTGAGATTGATTTTTTAAGGAGAGTGGTTACTGCTACTCTCCTATTATATTGGAATAAAAGGAGGTGTGGCTTCGTGCCAAAAGAAACAAAAAATGATAAAATAATCGAGAGCATGAATGCTACTCCAATTGTTGATGTAAACGTGAATATTAAGATTCCACGCTCTGCTACCCCATTTGACGAGAATAAACATAAGTATAAGTGTACTTCGTGTGGCAAGGGTTTTTCAAAACAAAACGGATACTTTCAAAGGAGTAATGATGTATTATTTCAAGCAAACAACGGATATTTGCCTTGGTGTAAGGAATGTACTGATAGATATGTGGAACAGATGGTAGCATTATATTCAAATAATGAAGAACATGCCATGAAGGATTTTTGTCAACGTGCAGGTTGGAATTATGATATAAATGCATTATCAGCTTCTATGGAGACATACAGTGGACATCGTGACAGATCACGCATTTCTCATTATGCAGCTAAAAAGAATCTAAATTGTGGTGGAAGAAAAACTTTTATTGATTCTATAAAACATGATTATAATAAGAAACAAAATGAAGTGATTACATCCAAGGAACAAGTAAAATCTAACGATGTTTCAGTAACAAATACAGCCATTGATAGATGGGGAACTGGTCTTACTGAATGGGATTATAGTATTTTAGAGGATCACTATAAGATGTTAAAACGAAATAATCCAAATGCAGATAATAACCAAGAAATATTTATTAAAAGCCTTTGTAACTTGAATTGGCTGCAAGCAAAATTGCTTAGAAGTGACAATTGTGATACATCAAAATATGTAACTCTAGTTGAACAATATAGTAAAACATTTAAACAAGCAGGTTTAAGAACTGTAGAGGAAAAAGATTCTAGTAACGATGAAACATTCTGTATGACTTTGGGGTTTATTTCAGATTATACACCAGAAGAATTTTATAAGGACAAACAATTATATTCAGATAATGATAAAATCGGTGAATATATTGATAGACATATACTTCGCCCTATGATGAATTTGGAAACTGGTGATTCTGTAAGAGATAAAGAATTCTTTGTTCCAGAGGTGGACGATGAAGAAGAATGATTTAGCTCAATATGCAGATAAAAATCAGCTAGAACTTTATAAAAAGTTTCCCTCTACACATTATTTAAGTAATCAAAATAACGTATTACATATGCTTGCATGGGCTACATTTTGGCGCAGAAACATGCATAGATTTGTGATGGACTATCTCAAAATAAATCTATTTGAATACCAACAAATCGCCATATATTTAATGGGTATATCCAATCTAATCTGTATTATTGCAAGCCGAAATGACGCAAAATCATTTATTGTTGCAGTTTATGCCGTAGCAAGATGTTTGTTATATAAAGGAACAAAATTTAGGATAGGTAGTGCCACAAAAAAACAAGCTAAACTTATTGTATCTGAAAAGATATTAGATGAACTTTGTGAATGGTCGCCTATTTTAAGAAAAGAAATTGAAGCTTGGAGTACAAGCGACAATGACATTTATGTAAAATTTCGTAACGGATCAAAAATTACGGTCTTTGTAGCAAATGAAAATGCCAGAGGTTTAAGATCTAATGCTGTTACACGAGAAGAGTGTCGTCAGATTGACAAAAAGGTTGAGGACTCTGTTATTTCTCCGTTTCAGACACCGAGAAAACCTAAATACATGTTAAATCCTTTTTATGGACAGAATAAAGATTTAGAAGAAGAACCAATAGATATTTATATCAGTTCATCATGGTACGATGACGGTAACTGGATGTGGGATATTTCTGATCAAGCGTTAGAAGCAATGAAAAAACATAAAGGTGGAGTTATGCTCGCCTTTGATGAAAGTATTACTTTGAAACATGGTTTAAAAACTATGAAGCAGTTAAAAAAAGAGAAGAAAAAACAAGATCCTGCCACTTGGAAAATAGAGTTTTTAAACTTGAAAGTAAGAGATTCTATATCGTCATATTTTACATATGCAATGTTGATTAATAGACAAAAATTAAAACATCTATTCTATCCACGTACAACAATTGATTTTAAAAGTGGAAAGAAAAACAAATATGCAATTCCAAAATTGGATAATGAAGTAAGACTTGTTTCTAATGATATTGCATTCGTTGCAGGTGATAAAAATGATAACTCTGTCTATAGCTGTATTAGAGCAATTCCCGAAATTACAACTTATAATGATGAAAATAATGTTGTTGAAGTTAGACAAGGTTATAGAAGAGAATATCCTTATATAGAATCAAATCAAATTGGTGACACAACATTACAGGCAATCAGAATTAGACAATTATATGAAGATTTCAATGGTGATTACATTGTTATAGATGCAAGAAATGGTGGTCTTCAGATTGTATATGCTTTACAGAAAGTTTTATATGATGAAGAACGTGGCGTAGAATATGCTCCGTTAAAATGTATGAATAATAAAGATTACGCAAAAGTTTGTCAAGATCCAAATGCAAAAGAATGTATTTACGTTATAAATGCAACACAAACACTTAACAGTGATATAGCAATTGCATTTCGTAAAAATCTTATGGAAAATAAAATAGACTTTTTAGTTAATCTTAATTCAGCGAAAGAAGAAATTTTATCTTCATATAACGAATACACTTCTACAAATGATTCAGATATACAAGTCCAGTTTGAAATGCCTTTTATCCAAACGCAGCTCATGATAAGCGAATGTGCAGAATTACAGTATGAGCGATTACCTCAAACTGGTGTAATAAAAATACATGAACAAGGGAAGAATCGAAAGGATAGATATACAAGTTGTTCTTACGGTTCTTATTTTATTGACCAATTGGAACATGATTTATTATCGAAGAGCAATAATACAAACTACTCATCTGCACCACGCATGGTCAGTGCAATATCATTCTAGGAAAGGAGATGGAACATGTCAGAAGAAAATACAGAAAATTTTGAAGTCACATTAGCTTCAACAACGGATGATGGAAATACGATGATATTAACTTCGTCTGAAATGGCAGAAAAATGGCTGTCAGAAGCTATCCATAAATATGATCCATCAAATCGTCAATATTCTGCATATTTGAATGATAGGTCATCTCAAACTGTTGTAACACAAGAACTATTGGATACTCTTGCGGTAGATCCACAGAATAATGTAGATAAAATCAAGCAAATCAATTCAATAGTCAAGTATTACATAAATAGCGATGATATTATTGGAAAAGTTGCAGAAACAATCGAAACCAATGTTAATACTGAGTCACGACTTAGTTACAACAGTTTTGGTAATCAGCGCAATAAAAATAAAATGCTTGAAAAAGCAAAGTCTATAATTAAATCTTTTAACGATTCAATAGACTTAAAAAACTTTATTCGTATGGGTATACCAACCACATATACGAATGGAACATATATAACTTATCTTAGGCACGAAAATGGTGATTATAAGATTGATTATTTTCCTATTGGCGTTGCTTTAATTTCTAATTATACAATTGGAAATAAACCAGTTGTTTTAATTGATATGGAAGCCTTAAAAAGCAAGCTTTCTAACAACTATCCAAAAACAAGAAAGAAAAAGAAACCTCTGTTTTTTAAAAACATGGAAGAAGAAATAAAAGCAAATTATCCACCTGAAATATATGATGCATATATAAATAAGGAGCAGTATGCTAAATTGGATATTCGTTACTCTGCTGTTTGTAGGATTGGAAATATGAATGGTAAATATGGTCTTACGCCAATTTTCAGGGCATTGCCATCAACTCTTATGTTGCAAACATTTGAGGATGCGGATAGGGTTACGGCAAAAGCCAATGCAAAAAAGATAGTCTTTCAGAAATTACGAAAAGAGGTAATGGGAGCAGATTATAATAAAGATGGTTTTGAAATCATGGCGTATGCACATGAAAACTTAATGTCAGCATGGAAACAACAGACAGTATTAGTAACTTGTCCACCAGCCGTGGAGAATATTTCTTATGTAGAAAGTAAAACGGAATTGACAGATACAAATACTATCAACAGTTATCGTACTCGTACTCTCTCAACTCTGGGTATTTCATTTTTAATGGACACGTCTTCGCAGTCAGTATCGACTGCTACTATTTCAGTAAGTCAGCTTATGAAAACAATAAATAAAATTGGAGAACAATTAGAAACTATCCTTCAAGATTGGTACAAACAGATTCTTCAAGATAATGGAATTGGAGCAGAATATGCTCCTACTATTACTATTATTGATTCTGAGCAGTTAGAAGCAGATGTTAGAAAAGACTTGGCAACAACTCTCTATACTACATTTAATGCAAGTTTAGAGACAACACTTGGTATGTTAGGTATAAATGTTGAAGACGAAGCAGCTAAGAGACTTGCTGAAAATGAAAAAGGATATGATCAGATATTTGCCCCAAGACTTACTGCTTATACAAATTCTGGGGACACGACAATTGACGATAAAGGTGGTAATCCAAGAGAATCTACAAATAAGACAAAAGAATCGTATGATAAGGAGTACAACAAAACAAGGAAAGGTGGTGCTTAATCATCAAACAAATTGATGTTATTATCCCACTTTACAATACATCGCATACATATCTGTCAAAAACACTTATGTCGATAGCGATGCAAAATATTAGTGATATAATTCAAGTAACGATAGTTGATGATAATTCTTCTGTTGATTATAAGGATTTAACCAATACATTCAATAAATTGCTTGATATTCAGTACATTAAATTGCAGAATAATCAAGGGGTTGGACATGCTAGGAAAGTTGGTTTTGAATCGACTACATGTCCATATGTAACCTATATTGATTCAGACGACACTTTGTATAATGAATATAGCTTATATTTGTTATACGAAAAAGTCATAAACACAAAATGTGATTTTGTATGTGGTAATTTTATTCGTGAGTTTGAATCAAGTGAATCTTGCCTTCCTTCTCAACTGAAACTATCTAAAGTCCCTGGTAAAAATCAAACATGGGTATTTGCTCGTTTGTTTTCTAGGGACTATTTAGTTTCGCATAATATATATTTTTCAGACATGAGATACAATGAAGATGTTTCTTATATGCAATTGTGTCTCTGTCAATCTACAAATATTGAATACATTGACAATACGGTATATGTGCAGCATTACAATGAAAAGTCTCTCACACATTCCAAAGATAATGAATTTCATAAAAATGCACAAGGTTTAATTAATTTTGTGAATGCCCTATCTTATGCTCATTCTAAAAAAAGAAAATTAGGTCTTATTGATATGGATAAATCTGAGGAGCAGGCGGCAGACGGTCTTTCGGTTTCTTATTGGTACTTCATACAGTGTTATAATGAAGAATCAACTGAAACTTGTGAGAAGTATTTGGAAGCATTGCAAGAATTCTATAATATGGTTACAGATGATTATCCTGAAATAATCACAAGTGATTTATTGAAAAAAAGTTATTTTACTAGCTTAAATTCAATGATAGAAATATCGAATAAATATATTCCTACGATTGGATTTCAAGAGTTGTTGGATGACTTGAAAAATAATAAAAATGAACCAAAAGACATATCTGATTATGGATATGAATTAGGTTAGGAAGCGAGGTACAAAACATGGACAATTTTGAAATGTCCTCTTCCGTATTGGAGCTTTCAGAACACAAAACGTACTTAGAGTTGACACGAAGATCGTGTTATTACAATTATCCTAATGGGAATCATGTACAGCTTAATAGCGATAATGCAGAAGAAATGGCTGAAACATTAGTCAATCAGCCAGTAGTTGCAAAATATAAAAAGATTGCAGGAAAAGACGACTTGGGCGGTCATGAATGTTCCGTTGATAAAGACGGAAATGTAAAATTTGGTACTGCTACTATTGGTGTAAATACAGCCGTTGAGGTCAAGGATGATGATGTGACTCTTTATAGTGGAGAAACAGTAAATACTCCTTGTCTGTTTGTAACGAGTCGTATTTGGAAAAGAAATAGTTCTGTATGCGATGCTATTAAGAGATTATTTAGTCTTGGACAGTTACATAGTTCGTGGGAAATTTTATCTGAAAAAACTGAAATGGTTGACGGTGTAAAGGTTCTCAAAAAGTATTTATTTGAAAGTGATTGTTTATTAGGATCACGTACTACTCCTGCTTATGGAGACTGTGCAGAAACTTTATGTATGGCAAGTTTGGATGAAGAAAGTCCAGAGATGTTAATAGCCGAAGCATTGGCTAATGACATATATAACACTGAGGCAAAGGAGGATATTATGACTAAAACTCAGGAAACCGCTGAAGAGAAAGTAGTCGAAACTCCTACTGAGGCAAGCGAGGTAAAAGTTGAAAATACTGATACTCCTATTGCCGAGGTAAGTGAGAACGAAACTTCTGAAAGCGAAAATAAGGAAAAGGCTGAAAAGACGGAAAATACTTCTGAGGTTGAGACAGAAACAAAAAATGAAGAAACATCTGAAAAGGATGCAACTAAGGAAGAAACTGAGACTTCGGCACTTACAGATTGGGATTTAAGAAAGAAAATTGGTGAAGCAGCAAGAAAAATCTATCGTTGGTTCTATGTTTGCTTTATGTTCCCAGCAGAAAATTATGTATTAGGTAAAACGGATGAAGGTGACGAGAATGATCTTGATTATGTTAAGTTCACATACACTGTAAATGGTGATGAAGTTACAATTGGTGAACCAGAAAAAGTCACTTTATCTGTAAGCGTTGCTGAAATCAATAGCACAATTGCCGAAAAGGACAATGCTATTGTTAAAGCAAACGAAGAAATTCAGACTTTAAAGGCTGAGAATGAAAAACTTCTCTCTTATAAGGAAAGATGCGATCGGGAAGATGCTGAAAAGGTTGAGAATGAAATTTCTGAAAAGAAAGAAGCATTAAAGAAATATGCTTTAGATTCTAAGCAGATTTCGGAAGCAGAACTTGAGACTGATGGTTTTAAGAAAATTATTAGTGAGTTGGATGAGGTAGCATTAAAGGCTATTATTTCAGATAGAGTTGTTGCTTCTTTATCAAAAGAATCAAATAAGGAAACAAAAGTAGAAACTTCTGAGGTTAAAACGGAACAGCCAAAGGCTAATCTTGAAACAGCCGAAGATAACAAAATTGATGTCGATGGCATCATTAAATCATTTTTAAGAAAATAATGGAGGTATCTTAAATGTACAGAGTATTGCAGGGACATAACGGAAAAGTTGCAGATGCAACATATGTAGCTGGTGCAAAGATGAAGAAAGGTATGCTTGTTGTTAAGAGTACCGATGGAAAGGTTGATTTCCCATCTACCGCTACAGATAAGAATGTATTTTTCGTGGGAAAAGAGTTAATCGCAACAGGAATTGATGGAGATCGTGATCTTCCAGATTACAATGATGTATTTGAGAACATCTCAGAGGGCGAGTTTGTAACATCTGAGAAGCCAGTTGCAGGTGAGGTTTATTTTACAGATCAGACAAAGGGAACATTCACTCAGGGTGGATATGCTACTGTTGGTACAGAGGGATTACTTGTATCTTCTACAGAAGCTACAAAAATTCAGATTGTAAAAACAGATGCAGTAGACTGTGGAACACATGCAGGTGTTGAGATTGCAATTCTTGACTAATTAAAAATGTAACTATGACAAGGCGCAGAAATGCGTCTTATTTTATTGAAAAATTTTACGGAGGTAAATAAAATGGCATTAAATACAGAAATTGCTGAGATTATGAATACTAGCGGTCGAGTATATGAGGTCGCTGAAAAGGTTGTTGGAAAATGCAATCTGAATGCAGAAGATAAAGAAATTGCACAGGTTGTAGATGCTTGGGCAAAGAAAATCGGAGAAACAGGAAATGATGAGGGGCATGAGATTTCTCAGTTAATCCTCAAGACTATCTCTGATCCAGTATACGATAAGCCAGATGAGATTATCGACATGATGTTTGATAAGGACTCAATTGGTGAGTTTGATGATTATGAGATTGAGAAAACACCAAAGAACACACTTGTAGCATATGATGCAGCTAAAGGCGGCAATGTAAATAAGTCTTACATTGATGGATCTATCTTAAAGCCAACATGGAAACATGCGCAGGTTGAGACAGAGCTTTCTTACGCTCAGTTAAGACGTGGTGGTTTCAAGTCTATTGCACAGTTATCAGTATTTGCAAAAGAGGCACTTGATAATAAGAAGATCAAGGATGTTTTCACAGCATTTGATAAGGCGATCGTTGGTGGCGATCAGGTAATTAATGTTACTGGCGGTGTTTCTGCTCTTACAACTGCAAATATGGATGCTCTTGCACTTTATGTAATGGATATGCTTGATTCTTGTGATTCTGCATTTGCATTTGGTCTGAATAAGTATGCTCAGAAAGTTGCACAGCTTCAGGGTGCTAACTCTTTTATGAGCGATAACATGAAGGAAGCATATAACAGATATGGTCTTGCAAAAGAGTATAACGGTCTGTTAATTGGTGGATTTTCTGGACAGAAGAAAGCTTCCGATGGCGAGCTTCTTGTGCCAGATCGTAGATTGTTTGGTTGCGCTGGTAAGGTGGGAACAATCTGTGATCGTGGAGATCTTCGTGTATATCAGACTATGGACAATGACAAAGAGAAGGTTTCTCTGAAGTTTACTGGTTATGAGTATGGTATCAAGATTACAAGACCAGATAAGGTTGCCAAGATTGCATTTTCAGCATAAATAAAACATTAGAGGGTGTGCTACCGCCCTCTTTCTATATTAGAGAAGGAAGGAATTCATATGGCATTAAAAGATAGCGCTTTTGTAAAAGTATATAATTACAATCCATTTATTTTATCAGTTGGTGACAAAATGCTTGATCCCTGTTACAACTATAATGAGCCAACATTTGACTCTATTTCAGTGGATCAACTACAGTATATTAATTCTAACTCTTCTGCTGTTAGAAACGGGTTAATTCGATTTGATAAAAATGAAGAGGATGACATTTATAGAGAATTAGGTGTTGACAAATCATTAATTCTCAAAAATGAAGAAATTGATGATATTATTCTTAATCCAACTCAGGAGAAATTACAGAAACTTCTTGATGTAATTGATCCGTCTGTATTTGACAGAGTAGTGACGATTCATCAAGGTCTAATCAGTTCTGGAGCATACGATATTTCTAATCGTGTTACTTTGGCAATCGAAGAACGTGAGAAAGAATTTCGTAGAGGTATGCTTAAAACAAATATTAAACTTACTTCCAAAGTTGAGAAAAAGTCAACAAACAACGAAGAGGTAGAAAATATTAGAAAACAGAATGAAGATTTACAGGCTCAATTGAATCGTATGCAGGAAATGATGGCACAGTTATTGGCTAGTCAGAATAATATTTCCGAGAGCAAAGAAGTAAAAACAACCACTTCTACGACAACACCTAAAAAGAAACCTGGTAGACCTGCAAAGACAACAAAATAAAAGCGAGGTGATTAACTTATTATGACATCTTATGAACAGTTATATGTTCCATTTTTTAACAGAATTGAAAAAGATGCAAAGTTTTTCAGCTACTATAATTTGACTGCTAATGAAGCATTGGAAATTGCACAAAAACGTGCAAAGAATTATATCAATGAAGCGGTTGTTATTTGGAAAAGAAATTGTACTTTGGATTTTGAATTAGAATTGGATGATGAGGTGGAAATGATAAGTGAAGACCTTACCAAGGATGAGATAAATTTGTTAGCAGATTTAATGTATGAAGTATATATATCAAGAGATATTGCTACGTTAAAATCTACGGTTAATGCGCTCACTTCCACCGATTTAAAAATGTTACACTCTCCTGCAAATGAGAGAAAAACATTTATGGATATGTATAATACATTGAAATACAATAATGAAGTTGCAATGTCAAAATACAATGGTAGAGATAGGAATACAGGTAAACTCAAGGTTATTGACTATTCAAAATATGGAATATAGAGGTGATAATATGATAGATATAGATTATTACCGAAAGATTCAAAATGCATATGGTGTAAACTCTTTAAGAGATACGCAGAGAAATGCTGTTAAACAAGATTTGAATAGAGATTTTAATAATACGCTTGATGCTTATACTGTTACTATTGATGATATTAAACAAGATTTAACTATTCTTAAAACAACTGATCCTCATACAAAGAAAATAAAATCACGTCCAAATGAAAGCTTTAATGCAGGGCAAATTGTATATTGGCATAATTCGTATTGGTTGATAAATAATGTTGATACAAACAATGACATTATTACGAATGGTAAAATGGTGGAATGCAATTTTGTTTTATGGTGGCAAGATACATCTGGGAAGATATTAAACCGTCATGTTTATGTAGAGGATTTTACCAAGTATTCAAATGGTGAAACTGGTAATTCTACAATTACTATAGGTGATAACCAATATGGTGTGAATGTACCAATAGATATAGATACAAAAAAACTAAAACGAGGAATGCGATTTGCATTTGATTTTGAGGATGCTGAAGAGCCAGATATTTATGCTCTAACAAACAGAAAAATTAATTTGTATAACTATGAGTCAATTGGCAAAGGTGGAATCATAGTATTTGTATTTTCGTTTGATGCCTTTAATGCACAAACAGACAAACAAATTATATTAGATGATGGAAGAAAAGTGTGGATCTGTAATTATAATAACTCTTCTACCCCATTAATTCCAGATACACTATCTTCGCAAGAAATTGTCGTTTCAATTTCTGGGGGGGGTACATTGAGAGTTGGACGTAAGAAGTCTTGGCATGTATCATTCGCTGATAAAGAAGGAAACGAAGTCACATATGAGGATTTTATTTGGAATATCAAATCTGATTTTGATGTAATTCAAACTGTCGAAGACAAAACAATTCAATTATCTGTAGATGATGACTCGTATTTTGACGAGTCCTTTTTATTGCAAATTTTGGATAATGACGGAACTATATTAGCAGAAAAAGAAATAACAATTGAGGAGGGATTTTAATGGGACAAATATTGAAAGACATTGGACTATATAAATCGGTCATAATTAATTCTCTCCTTGATAATCAAGAAATTATGGAATTGATGCTTGGAAAGAAATATACAGATAGTGATGTTGAGAATATCGTTTATAAACAGATATTTCCTTATCTATATATTGATGAGACGCAGACAGAAACAAAAACTTACATATGCTGCGAAGTAAATATTCCACGAATCCCAACGGCGACAATCAAGGACTTAACAATCACTATTTGGGCATTTTGTCACAAAGATATTATGCAATATTCTAAAAAAGGATATAAAGGCTCTCGTACAGATATTTTGGCAGATATGATTGAAAGATGTTTATGTGATTCCGATAAGTTTGGAATTGGTAAATTACATCTTGATTCTGTAACTCATATTTATCCCAATACAAAGACATATGGAAGACAAATGATTTTTACAATTCCAGATTTCAAAATAAAGGAGAAGTGATAAATGAAACTATCTCATGCAGATCTTATTTCTCCTATCCCATATCGAACAAATATAGGAAGTATTAAATCTCCGACATTAAGAGAAATATGGGAACTCGGATACGATAAATACAATTTATATCTTCGTTTTCTCTTATTGACACCAAATAAATATTGTAGTGAGAAGTCAGCATTGCACGAATGGTATTATGGTTTATCGGATGACGATAGACAACATGTTACTATATTGGATATCTGTACAATAGACAAGGAGTTGGCAGTTATAATGCAAGATATATTAAACTTCTTTTTTGTAGAAACTGTTGAGTGGGATCGAGAAAATGAGATATTCATTTTGAAAGATGAATATAGCAACGAAATAAGAGGTGTAATTAATAATAAAATTATCAATAATGTTATTAATGTGATATGTCAACTCAATGGATTGTCCATAGATGAAAATGTTGATAAGATAAAGAACAAAAAAGCAAAGAATATAATGGAAAAATTATTGGCTGGACGTAAAAAAATGCAACAAACACAAACGTCTAATAAAGATAATGAATTAGATAATCTAGTGTCATCAGTTGCCAATAAGCATCCTAATCTTAATATAATTAATATATGGGATTTGACAATCAGTCAATTTTGGGACACATTTAGACGTATGGTCAATAATAGTATTTATGATTTATCTTTTAGTAATGTATCTGTGTGGGGAAATGAATCAAAACAATTCAAAATAAACGATTGGTATTCAAATATAACAAATTAGAACAAGACCTTATGTTTAGGTCTTTTATATTTTTAAAGAAAAAATGGAGGAAAGAACGATGAATAGTAATAAGAATATGGCAAACAGAGAGGTTTGTGATCTTATCTTTGTTGATTATGCTACAAAGAAACCTTTCTTAAATTTGGATTTTGCTAATGTTACAACAACTGAATTAACTGGAGAAAATGTTTATGCTTATGGTGGTAAAGGACATCCTAAGAGAGTTAGTTTCAGCGGAGAAAAAGGTGGAACTTTAACTATTGAGACGCAAATTCAGACTGTAAAGTTATGGCAGCTTGTTACTGGTGGCGAAGTTTCTAAAACTGCTAAATTTATGACAAGAGAAGAATTAACAGTTGGAACAGGTGGAAACACAGTAACATTGTCTGACGTACCAATTGCAGGAACGGTTGTTATCTATAAAGCTGATGATGACTGTGGGACAGAACTTCAGAACACTGTGGAGACAAAAGCGGTAACATTAAATGATACATTGACTGAGGGAGATAAAGTAATTGCTTACTATATCAAAGAATTGAAGGACAAAGTAGAAAGAATTAATATTAAATCTACAAGTTTCCCTAAAAACTTTACCGTATATGGTGACACGATTATGAAGACAGAGGACGATGAAGTATTGCCAATGAAGATGACAATTTATAAATGCGCACCACAGAGTAATATCTCATTAGGTTTTTCTAACAATGGTGATCCAGAGAGCGTAACAATTACAGCCGATCTTATGTCTGATGAAAACGATGATATGTTGGATTTGGCATTGATTGAAGGCTAATTTATGTTCAATGAATTAATATCGGAGGAATAAATATGATACAGAAATGTAAAGTTGTCTATCACAATAAGTTCCTCAATATCATTGTTTTTGAGTTTGGAGACAAAAAAATTCAGATGACTTTGGATATTCCAGAAGGAACAAAAGTTGTGTATATAAAGTATGAAAATAAGAAATACATTGTTGCATCTGAACAGGAATATAGAAAAAGTGTAGCACCTGTTAAGATTGAAAAAGAAACATTACAATCAAAAATGCGCAATAAAAAATAATATATATTGTAGTTAAATTTATAAAAATAGGGATAGCATGTTTTATTACAATATATATTGCTATCCCTATTTTTTACGATTCGAGGTGATAATAATCAATAAAATCTTTAACTCATTAGAGGATGTTTATGAATGTTATGGTGAAGAAAATATTGTACCTATAACACAACTTCCTCAAATTATTTATTATACATCAAAGTGGCACATACAGCCAAAATGGACTCAAGAAAGTGATAAACATCCTGGGCATTTATGTTGTTTCTTTCACAAAGGCGAAACAAAAAAATGTTATAACGCATGGATGAACAACAGACAAACTAAATAAGACAGAAAGGAGAATTGTCTATGAAGAAAATTAATTTAAGCGGCGTAACTGCCGAAGCGGTTACTGGTGTATTATTGCTTGTAATTGCACTTGTGAATGCTGTACTTCAGATGTTTGGAATTAATACAATTCCTATTGCTGATAGTGATGTATCAGAAATTGTATCTACAGTGTTTTTGATCGTGACAGCATTATGGAATACATACAAAAATAGAAATATCTCATCTGCTAGTCAGATCAGTCAGGAAATTACAGATGCTATCAAAAATGGGGAGATTTTGGTAGATGAAGTTGAAGAGCTATTACAGAAAGTTCGTCAGTAATGAATGCAATTAAAGATATGATGCAAATCAATTATACTACTTTTATAGTATGGATATTTGCATTACTATTTGGTATCAAAGAAATAATAGAACTACTCTCCTATTTCAAACGTAAGTTTGGAGTAAAAACTACCCTAGATACCAATAAGGAAAGTATGGAGAATAGAATTGCTACATTAGAAAAACATGATGATTGGCAATATAAAGAGATCTCAAATATATCTAAAGGTATTGAAGAAATACGTAAAAATTTATTAAGCAAAGAAATTCAAGATCTTCGTTGGGAATTACTCGACTTTTGCTCCACACTCACCAATGGACGTATATATAATCGAGAAGCTTTCGAACATGTTTTTAGAACTTATGAAGATTATGAAAAAATTCTTTCTGACAATGGAATGACCAATGGATACGTTGAGGAGTCTATGAATGTTATAAAAGAGATGTACCATGAACAATTAGCAAGTGGCAAAATAAAATGATTTGAAAGAGTGATTTCTTTGGAAACTGCTATTTTGTTATAAATACACTCACCACCTCACGAATAGACGTGTTAAACCTAACATGAGAGTTTGACATTGTATAGAATGAACTTAATTATCATTATCGGTTAGGATAACACCTCCAATGCTGACAAACATACTTCCATCTGCCAAGATGGAAGCGTTTATGCTGATTGACGTGTATAAGATATGGATATACACAGATATTCATAGATAATATTTTACCAAGAACTTTCTCTCGAAATTACGAGGTAAGGTTAATGAATGTATTCATATTATAACGTAATTAAAATGCCATTACCACTTGCTAGTCATGTGGTAATGGCATTTTTAGTTTAGAAGAAAGGGAAATAAATGAGTAGAACAAAATTTAATGTGGATAAAGATAAAAGTAAGCGTACTTATAATGATATAACTTTTGATTCTGTTTTAGAAATGAAATACTATCGTGATGTTCTTTGCCCTTTAGTGGAGAGTGGCGATGTGGTTAATTATGAATTACAAAAGCCATATGAGTTACAACCAAAGTTCATACATGGTGGAAAATCAGTACAATCAATTAAATATATTGCAGATTTTTTTATTGTTTACAAAGACGGTCATGAAGAAGTTATAGATACAAAGGGTTGTCCTGATAGTGTAGCAATATTAAAAAGAAAATTATTTTGGTTTCACTATCCCACTGTTGACTATAAGTGGGTTACATATGTTAAAAAGTTTGGAGGTTGGATTGAATATGAAGAATACAAACGACTCAAACGAGAAGAAAAGAAAAAGATATAAAGTGATTGTTTATTCAGCAACAAATATTGTAAATAATAAAAATTTTATGGATTGAAAGGAGAAAATTAATGAAATTACAGGAAATTATTTATGCTAACCAGGTTTTGAAAACGGTTATTGACAATGCAGATATTGAGATAACCCCTAAACTTAAATTTAAATTATTGGGGATTATGAAAGAATTCGAGCCTATTATTTCAAATTTTGAAGTTATCAGAAATGAATTAATTTCACAGTATGGTACAAAAGACGATGATGGTCATATTAGTATTAATCGTGAAGACACTGAGTCTATGAAAAATTTTAATAATGCAATCCAGCCTTTGATCGAAGAAGAGGTTAATGTGAACTATAAAAAACTTTCACAAGAAGAAGTGTTTACACTCCCTTCTGATGTGTTGCTTGCGTTATATTCGTTAATTGAATTGGAGGATTAAAAGATATGATTAAATATTTAAAAATGAAAAAAAAAGAAATTAAGTTAAAATTAACCTTTTATACTATGCTAGAATACATTATTCATGAAAAATCAGATATGTTTATATTAATTGATAAATTATATGTTTCATTAAAGGATGTTCCACAGGATGAAATTAGAGACGAATTACTGTCAAAACTGGCAGAGTATATTCATAGAGATCAGGTAAATACAAATGATTAATAATACAAAACAGATGAATAATGTATTACAACATTATATTCTAAAGGCTTTGCAACTGACTCGTGATGAATTATTTGAGATTATATCAAATAAAATTGTTGATTATTATCATGAGCCTGTTTTTGATAATGACAATCCTATGCAACCAGAATATTATAAAAGAACAGGTCATATGCTAGAAAGTCTATCAGCTTCTGATATCGAGGTAAACCAATCAGATTATAAATTCACCATTGGATTTGATAGGGATTATCTGACTTTTCGATATCCTAGAGGATTTTCTATAAACAGATCACAAAATACATCAAATGCTGTTACTGGATTCGATGTATTACAGTGGATGAACAACAAATCACACGGTGGAACAGTTTCAGGTGAGCATTCATACTGGGATGAATCTATTGAACACATAAATCAACTTGGTGGTTTGAATGAAATATTTAAGCGAAATTGCAAAAAGGTCGGATTACCGATTAAATAACCGAGGACTGTAGGTGTCATAGCCTACTCTCCTATTCTACTAACGCTCCTTTTCGTGGGCGTTATTTTTATGTAAAAATAAACTCAGAAAGGAGAATATATAAAATGGGAATGAACGATTTCCAAATAGGATTAGTTGCTGGCTTAGATGGCACTAAATCAAAACAACAACTGAATAATGATATAGATGCTATAAAAAAACAGTTGAGTAGAATAGAAATACAAGCAAAGCTTGATCAAAATGTTATATCAAATATTACAAAACAGTTGAACTCTGCACAAGTTAGTTTGCAAAATGTAACCATTGATCAATCTGCAATAAATAAAATGGTATCGCAGATTAATAATTCATTAAATAGTATCAATATAAATTTGGGGACTGGTATTAATGCAAATTCTGCGACCCATTCTGCTCAACGCACTGGACAACAAATTGGAAGACAGATACAGAATGGCGTTCAATCAGTAATTCAAAAGTCTAATTTTAAGACAGAATTTGGATTTTCTGCTAATAATCAAAATAATGTTGCAAAGCAAGCACAAAAATATTTTCAAGGAATTTCTAATGGAATTGTAACTGTTCAAGAAAAAATGCATGATTTTGATGGTGATACTTCATTAAAAGGATTCACGGTCAATATAAAAAATGCTCAGGGAGAAATTGAGTCATTAAATTACGCTTTGCGAAAATTGTATGATGACCAAGGAAATGTCACAGGACAAATATTTAAGTATACAAGCGGATCAATTAATGATAATGGTGCTACTAAATTTTTGGAAACATCAACTAAAAAAGCAGATGAATTATCTATTCGATTGGAAAAAATCAGAGCAGATTATTCGGACTTGAATCATTCAGATCCAATAAAAAATCCTAGTAATATATCTAATTTAGCAATGCAATATAGCAAAGTAGAAAATGCTATAGATAATGTAAGAAATGCAGACGTTACCACATATCAGAGCATGGTATCTAATGCAAATAAAGAAATAAGTACTTTGGATACTTTAGTCAATCAGTATCGGAGAGCAGAAAATGTAAAATCTCAAAACAAAAGTACTGATATAACTTCTGAATTACAAATTGCTGCAAATAATTTTGAGAAATTTAAAACACAAGCAAGTGGTATTCAAGAGATGTCAAATACTGTAAACCAACTTGAAACGGCTTTAAAATCAGTAAATGATGCAGCTTCATTAAACAAATTTACAGACCAATTGCGTGTTGCGAAATCCGAACTGGCAAAAGTTACAGTTCAAGAAAGACAGTTCGTTACTGAATACTCTCGTATCAATAAAGCTAATTCAATGCAAAAATGGGCTGATAATAATACAAAAGCCATGAAAAAATATGGTGAAAAAATTGAAGAGATTATTGCCAAAATGAAAAACCTAGATGTTGCAATGACAAAAGAAGAATCTGAGTCACTTACAAAGCAAATGGCAGTTTATCAAAACAAATCAAGAAGTGAAGGTTTATTGGGAAATACGACTTCAGATAAACTAAAAAATGCATGGGAAAAATTTGGTGGTTGGAGTTTGGCAACTGGAAGTTTAATGCAGGGTGTTTATGCAATTAAACAGGCGGTGTCAGAATTAAAAAATGTTGATGATATTCTTACTGAAATTAGTAAAACATCTGATTTAACAACTAATCAAATAAAAAACCTTGGCAGTGAATCGTTTGATACAGCAAGTAAATATGGTAAAACGGCTTCTGATTATTTGACTGGTGTTCAGGAAATGTATCGTGCTGGCTTTGACAATGCTGAACAAATGTCAGAGTTATCTATTCTTGCTCAATCTGCTGGCGATATGGATACTAAGAATGCAAACGATTACCTTATTGCAACCAATGCTGCATATGATTATAAGGGAAGTGTTGAAGAATTAAATAAAGTTCTTGATTCACAAAACTATATAACAAATAATGCAGCAGTAAGTATGCAGGATATGGCTGATGCAACATCTGAAGCGGCATCAATTGCAGCACAATATGGAGTAAAAGTTGATGAACTATCTTCTCTTATTGCAGTCGCTGTTTCAAAAACAAGAGAAAGCGGATCGGAAGTTGGTACAGCAATAAAAGCATTGTTAATCAACTTACAAAATACAACAAGCAATCCAATCAAGAAGGCATTTGAAGATGTTGGAATTTCTATGACAAAAATGGTTGGTGATTCTAAACAGTTAAAAACACCAATTGAATTATTAAAAGAATTGTCTAAAGTTTATAACGAATTGCCTGAAGGTGACACAAAAAGAGCTAACATATTAAATAAAATTGGTGGTAAATACCATGCCAACACTTTAGCTGCAATTTTGAGTGATCAAGATACATATAATTCAATGATGAGTTTATATAATAGTGATTCAGCTGTAGGATCAGCTCAACAAGAAGCAGATAAATCGGCAAATAATTGGACTGGTACTTTAAATAAACTGTCCAATTCATGGAGTGAGTTAGTGTCTAAATTTGCAGAATCTGACTCCATTATCACTATATTAAATTTGGTTAATGATCTTACACAAGGTCTTGAAAATCTTACAGATGTATTAAATACAATTTCTTCTTTAGGTGGAAATATTTCTTCTTTAGGTGGAAATATTGGCAACATAGTAGGTCTAGTACAAAGTTTAACGGGTCATGGTGAAAAAATATATAATGTACTGCGCCCATCGTTATAAGATTATGGACAGTGTCACATAATTAACGTAGCGATAGCAAAGATCCTTTTGTGTACTTTAAACACAATAAAACAAAACCCCGAATAATGCTGGGAAACCCTAAAGCCAACATGCCACAATTATCGAGGAAACGAGGATAATATGGTGCTAATAGCAAAACAAATTGTTGGATGTTACGACCATGAAAATTGGTTATAGTAACATAGTGTGTTAGGTCACACGGTATGTATGCTGAAATGTATACCTCTGCTACAATGGGTGGTCGATAGGTAGGTTATTATAAATAGTATAATAATTGAAAGCAATCGTTGACTAAGTTGTATATTATGATAGTTGTCTTGTAGTGACGCACAAGAATGTCAACGGTTCAGAGGCTGGCAAGGGTAGGCAGATTTGTAGACTAATATTTTTCTGCTTAGATATACAGTCCAGATTTGCGAAAGCAAACGAAATGCGTTAAGATTGTGTTATGATGACTTCTGAAAACATGTGACATAATCTTTTATTGAAACTTCGATTTCAATTTTCCAAACGGAGAATAATAAAATAGAGGACTGTCGTGATGACTAGCCCTCAAATATGTAAATGATGTAATTCCACCTCAAAGATTATTATATCATTTATGAATAATATATAAAGTCAGAACATTCGTTTCTACAATAAAACTACAAAAAACATACAATCTTCATATTGACTTTTTGTAAAATTTGGTATACTGTAAATTGCAGAAAATGCAAATTTTTACAAAATTTTAGGAGGTAGTTATATGAAGATCGCACCAAAACATGTAGCTGTTAAGACGGTAGTTAATCGGCTTAATAAGGAACAAATCTCTCTTAAGCATAAACTGCAAAGAAGAGAAGGGCAGTGGTCTACTCGTGATCAATCAATGCTGATCGACACACTATTGCGTGGTTATCTTACAATGCCAGTAGTTTTTGTTATTGACAATGGAATGCCATTTGCTATTGACGGTGTACAGAGATTGAGTACGTTACGCAGATTTGTTAATGATGATTTTAGGCTATCTAAAGGATTAGAGCCAGTAGAATTAAACGGGAAGACGTATGATATTGTTGGAAAGAAATATTCTAAATTGGACGAAGATCTTAAAGATGAGCTAGATGCAGCACAAATTCTTATCTATGAAATTTCTGACTATACAGAAAAAGATGTAAGAGAATTCTTCTCACGTCTGAATAATGGTAAACCCTTAAATACGACACAAAAATTTACTACATTATATTCAGATGATTTTAGTGAGATAATGCAGGACATCACTTCTCTTCCATTCTTTGAACATAAATTAACGCCTGCACAATTGAAAAGTTCAACAGATTATTCAATTGTTCTTGAGACATTAATGTTATGTGAAGCAAGTAAGGATTATGACTTTGGTTCATTTACTAAAAAGGCAAAGAACGATTTTATCTTGCACTATAATGATAATATTAACATTGATAAGATTAATATGATAAAAGATGCAATCAGTAAATTAGATGTGATATTGCCTAACCATGATGAAAAGAAAATTCCAAAAACCACTCTTCCTTTTTTATGCTATGGATCTTACAGAGCACTGAAAGATAAATGTGGATATGAAAAATTTGCTACTAAAGTAAAGATTTTTATAGACACTTATGATGATAATACAGAATATAAAGAATATTTATCAAATGGAACATCTTCGACTGAAAGCGTTCAAGGAAGATTCAAATATTGGAGAAACATCATGCACGCACTATAATAAGACAATGTAAAAGCTGTGATTGGCTGTCTGTTTCCATAAATAGGCAGCCCTATTACTGCATAAAATATTTCATTTTGCTCATATTACTTTCAGTATTTAATATTGAGAGGTGCGAAATGGATATTAAAATTAGTGTTTGTGATGATAATATAGCAGTAACTCAGCTATTACAAGAATTGTTGTTCACAAAAATAAAGTGGAACAATAATAATATCATAGTGGACAAATTCAATAATGGTCGTAACTTATTGGAAATGATCCGAAATGGAAAGTCATACGATATCATATTTTTAGATATTGATCTTAAAGATGATTATCTTGGTACGGATACAGGTCGTTTTATAAAAATTATATCTCCAAATACATTAATTATATATATGTCTGCCTATGATAATTATTATAGTAAAATAGTTCACGCTGAGCCTTTCGATTTTATTCCTAAACCTTTCACTATAATACAATTGCAAGCAGTCATTGACAAAGCTGTGCGAAGATTACAATTCCAATATAAGGAGTATGTTTATAAATATAATGTAAATCGTTTACAGAATATCATAGATCTCAAACAAGTATTGTATTTTGAATCTCAATATCGTGTGATCAATATACATCATAAAAATGGAATCGGACGGTTTTATCACAAACTTGATAATGTAGAACAAGAGGTGAGTGAAATTTGTGGTTTCTTTGTGCGCTGTAATAAAGGTTTTTTGGTAAATATGATGTATATTAAACATTTTTCGCCGCACACGATCGAAATGACGGATGGGAAAATCATCGCAATCTCTAAAAAGTACAAGGAAAATGTCGTGATGAAGATGTTAAATAAGTAAATTCTTACAAGTTAAAGAGCAATTCTTACAATGTTATTGTTTTTACATTATTTTCCATATATACTACTATCACATTAAACACCAAGGAGGATTAAGAAAATGGAAAATATAATAAGAGTCATTATTGTGGATATTAGCGGAATGTATGCAAATATTTGTGATGAGTTATATATGAAACAGGACGAGGTTGAGAAATATCGACAAGTGATCATGGACTATAAAAAGCAGGGGTATGCTGTGATCGTGTGTAGATATTGAATGCATGTTCTGTATAGTATTCTGTCGATTATTGGTATATAATGGAAATACAATCAAAAAAGATTGAATATTTCCGAAGGAGGTAAAAATGAAAATGGCAAAATATGTATTACCTGATCCAAAAGATAGATCAGAAAATGATCCATGTATTATTATGGATACTAAAAAAGTATTGGGACTTTATAACCAAGCACACGAAGATGAAGAAATGCAAAAGGTTATGCCAAAAGTTCAAGAATGGACTATTAAAGAAGCAAAAGATAATGGCTGGGATGACGCAAAATTTGTTGGAAGTCAATGTATTTTAGAAAACAAATTTGGCAAATAGTAATTAGTGGACAGTAATGTGTGGTTACTGTCCATTTTTATATTGTGTTTTATTATCAGAATACAAAAACTTTATCAAAAATCACTTTTACAATCATTACAATGCCACTGTTTAGAATTTCGCCCCATACTAAATATGCCAAATATTGCAGTATGAACTGCTTTGGATGTGGTTGTAATCTTTTTTACATTTGTTGAATTGCAGTATGGACAGTGAATGGTATTCTCTTCTGCTCTACTCTCCTGCACTTGTTCCTGTTGTTTCAAATTAGCCTTGAATTGACTCATTTTTAGTTGGTATTCGATAGGGTCTTTCTTTTTAAGGTCTATCATGGCTTCGAGAAATTGACGGTCGGAGTCGGAAACATCCCATATTAAATCAAAATCATTTTCAGTAATGAGTGTATCCACTAATTTGTTATTGCAATATGGGCAAACATCTGTATTATCATCTTTTATTTCATGAGGATGTATAAAACCCTTATGAAAATTAAATCCATTTGACCCCTCTCTAAATACATCTGCGTACTCATTTTTACCAGTTTTATCGCAATTTGAACAAAATTGAATATTGTTATTCATATAAAAAATCACACCTTTCTTAAAATATCAGAAGTATTTTATTTAAGGATATTATATCAGAATCTATAAGGCAGTACAATATAATTCTGATACAGATAGTTTTGTTACAATATTTGATAAATTAAAAGGTAAGATTGCTCCTGTAAAAAAAGAAATCACAGAATTCTTTGAAATGGCAGATGCACAAGGTTTAAAATTAGAAACTTGGGGGAGCAAATCTGGTAAAGTATTTGACGATTTATGCAAACAATACAAAGTCGCAGATAAAGACCTTAAAGATTTTCTAAAAACATGGGATGGCTCAGGCGACATCCAAGAAGCATTTACTGCTCATATGAAAGAAAGCACAGAAGGTCTTACTCTCTTCCAACGAGCAGGTAAAGCAGTAGGAATAACCCTTAAAGAACTAGGTGCTATTCTCGGTTCTATGGTTGCTGCTTGGGCAATTGGAGAGGTTATATCATTAGCAATTACTGGACTAGATCAATTTGTCAATCATGCAAAAAGAGCATCTGAAGATGCCGATGAAGCATTTTCTGATACAAATGAAAAAGTGCAAAAAAACGAAGAAGAAGCTAAATCGTTAGATGAATTAATTTCCAAATATAAAGAATTAAAATCATCAGAAAATTTAGATGTAGATGGCAGAAAAGAAATAAAAGAAATTCAAAATGATATTGCCGATTTAGTTGGCGTACAAGCATCCAATCTTGATTTGGTAAATGGAAAATTAGACGATGAATTATCTAAATTAAATAAAATATCAAAAAAAGAAGCAAAACGTGCTTATGAAACAGCGACATCTAATTATACTAAGTCAAAGAACGCAACTAAAAAAGCCGCTGGTGATGGTTCATACTTATTTATGGATGGTTATGCGTATGTTGGAAAAAAAGAGAAAAAAGCAGTTGATATCTTACATGATGCAGGATTCACAGATAGTGTAACAATAGGTGGAAATCCATTTAATCAACAAGTATTTGTCCGTGATTCATGGGATGATAAAGACAACAAGCTATTAAAGGGAGCTAAAGAAAAGGCTGATTATTTGCAGTCTATGATAAACACTCTAGAGCAGAATGGTCAAAGAACAACCGATCTGTATGCTGGATTAATTTCTCAAAGAGATAAATATCTGGGATACATAGATAAACAAAAGGCTGCGGCAGATAGTTTATTAAATTCTTGGATATCATATAGTCAATCTTCTGATAACCTTTCAAAGATCACTGTTGATTCTGTTGATTCGTTTGAAGAGTATCGAAACAAGATGATTGATGAAGCCAAAAATGATGAAAGCATAGGAAAGGCATTGGCAGAGGGAATTTTGTCTGATGAGGATTTAGAAAATGCTATTAATGATTTTATGGCGACATCGACTAAATTTTCTACATGGTATGAAAAATGGATTGGTGAACAAAATTCTATTACAGAGAAAAAATCCAAAACTGATTCACTCAAAGATAGGATCAAAGAAGCAAAAAAAGAGCTGAAAGAATACCAAGATTATTACAATGAAGAATCAAAATCCGCAAAGAAATTAGGTGTTGATTTTTCAAAAACCAAGTATGGAAACATTGATCTGAATGATGATCGTAAATTAGAATGGACTGAGGACAATCTCAAAAAATTCGGGAATAACATTGCATCTTGGTATGACACCAACCCAAATATACAAAAGGAATATGCAACGGTTGATGATTTTGTAAATCATTATCTTGGTTCAACGTCTACTATTGATGCTAGATCAGAACCATTTCATGGTGTAGAAATCGCATTTACACCAATGATGAAAACCAAAAATGGTATGGAATACCTAGATGTTGATACAGTATACACATATATCAATTCTTTGATTGATGAAGCTAACAAAGATGGCAAATGGACTGATGAAGAGTTGTTCAAACTTGATGCCAAAGGATTAGAAGTTGATGGTAAAAAAATCAAAGGTCTTATAGCCGATATTGGTGATACAGCCATCAAAACTAGCGAATCAATGCATTATCTGGGTAAAGACGGTAGTTTAGAAAAAACGGCTAATGATATTAGTAGAATCGAGGCTCAAATCAAAGCTTATCGTGCGTTGCTTAAAGCTGAAGAAAAGAAAACTTTTAACCAGAAATGGAACACCATTGGCACAGGCGATGGTAAAGACGCACAAGCATTAGCTACAGAAAAAGAAAACTTGCTTGAATTAGCTAAGGCAGGTCGATTGACAGAGGATGCATTTAGCAAATCTTCTATAGCAGAGAGCTTTACAAATGCTGGTATTAGTATCAAAGATGCAACAAACTACCTCAATGAATTTGTCACCAAATCAGATCAGTTAAATGGCATGGATACTGGTATCAATTCTATTGTAGGTGCTTTATCAGAGAAGAAAGAAAATCTCAAGAGCAAGAAAACCAGAGACAAAGGCGTAAGTCCAGACACATTAACAGGATTTAGTGATGAAGTCAAAGGGTTAGATTCTTGGAAAAATTTTGAAGAAACATTAGGCAATGGATCATCAAAAATGGCAGATTGTAAAAAGGCGGCAAATGAACTTGCTACCGAATGGGTAAGCAGCAATAACTTCTTGGCGCAATTAGACAAAACCAACAAAAATTATTATATTTCAAGCCTTAAAACAATCGGTGTGAAAAATGCCGAGAAAGTGGTTACAAATGCTTTAGCGAATAAACACAAGTTGTTAGCTGTACAAAAGAAATTTGCAACAGAAACTGGCGATGATCTTTCCAGACAAACAAAAGACGAAGCCGATAAATTTGCAGAGGAAAATGGTTATGCAGAAAATCTAAAATATGGTCTGTATGATCTAGCTTTGCAAAAACAATTGACTAATGGATCAAAATTGAGTTTTGATGATGATATTAATGCGATCATTGATTTAGTTGATGCTGCTGGAAGTGGAAGTGCTGCATTACGAGCATTATCCTCTTCAAAGTATGCTTTTGAGCAAGGTAAATCGAATGGTCTTCCGCAAGAAGTAGTACAAGCACAGATGGCGCAGGCACAAAAAGAAGTTGATGCTGCACGCAAGAAGTTAGATAAAAAGTCTAAGAATCCTACAAAAGTTAAATTAGACTATGATAGCTTATTATCTAAAAACAATAATTCCAAAGGCTCAAGCAAAGGCAAAAATTCTTCATCCAAGCAAACTATCGACTGGATCGAGCGTGCACTTAACAGGGTATCTTCTACTCTTGATCTCATCAAGGCTAAAGCTGAAAACCTATTTGGCACTAACAGTCTGAAAACGCTGCAAAAACAAGAAGCAAGTCTGAAATCTCAGTATAGTATGCTTAAAAAGCAGTATGCTTATCAGAATAAGGCGGAGAAAAAGTATCTTGCTAAAGCGAATAGCGTTAAGTTATCTTCTAGTTTGAAGAAAGCAGTACAGAATGGTCGTATTTCCGGTAGTCTTAAACAACTTATTGCTACTTACGGTGAAAAGACGGCAACTAGAATACAAAAATATCAGGATTATTGGGATAAGGCACAAGATCAAAAGAAAAGCAAAGAAGAGACACGTAAGGCAATGCGTGAGAATCTTTCGGATCGTTATCAGTTGCATATTGACGATGCGGATGCTCGCAAGTCTCGTAACGAAGCTGATCTTGAGAATCTTACAACAGCAAAATCAAAAGAAAAGGTCTTGAAGGATACCCTTAAACACATTGCAACTAGCTATGATTACCAGATTAAACAGGCTAAATTGGAGAACAATGATGTAAAAGTAGCCGAGCTTAAAGCACAGAAGAAGAAAGAGCAGCGTGAAACGGAAGTTCAGATTTTGCAGAATTATGCCGATGAATATGAAGCAACCGTAAGCTTATACGAAGCTCAGTCCTCTTCTACTACTAATCTGACCAAAAAGAATTCTTTATTGTCAAAATCAATACCTGTACTGAAAAATCAGTATGACAAGCTGATTGCTATTGCTAAAAAAGAGGGTAATATTACCGAGCAGAAGCGTTTACAGAACGAATATCAGGATAAGCTGAATGAAAAACTGAAAGCACAGTTTGATAACGTTGTGGCTGAATATGAATATCGGCAAACAGGATATCAGCAACGTACTGATTCTATCAACAACGCCGTGTCATTGTCTGAAGCTAAAGGGCATTATGCTGGCAAAGCATTTTATCAGAATCTTCAGAACTCACAGAAAGACAGTTTGAAGAGTCTCGAAGCAGAACGTAATAGCATTATCAAGAAAAGACAGGAAGCCATTGCAAACGGTCTCAAGCTTGATAGCGAGCAGTATCGTGAAATGACGAAACAGATCTGGACAGCAGATCGTAATATCGAGCAGATGAACACCGATATTGCTAACACAGCTAAACAGATACGTGAAGCTAAATATGCGCTGGATGAGTTTACACAGACTCGTATCGACGAACGTAATAATGAAGCCGAGTTTTACAAGACCATTATGGGCTATAAGGACTCATTTGACAAGAACGGAAATATTACCGGAGAGGGTCTTGGTACGCTGACATCTGACGTATTTGAGATTCAAAATAATATGGCTAAGGTTGATGAGTATAAGAAATCTTTGGCTGATTTGGATGCACAGTATAAACGTGGAGATATGGGTTATGAGGAGTTTATTACGAAGAATCAGTCTCTCACTGAAAGTATGCGTGATGCCGAATCGCAGGTGTATTCTCTCAAGGATGCTATTAAATCGCTCATTGAGGATGGACTTAACAAACAGCTTGATGCATTAAATGAACTGATTGAGAAATACAAGAAAACTCTTGACAGCGCAAAAGATCTACGTGAGTACAATAAGAATATTGCCGAGCAGACGAAGAATATCACTACTATTCAGAAGCAGCTTGCTGCACTGAATGGTGATACATCCGAAGAAGGTCATGCAAGAATTCAGAAGTTACAGGTGTCTCTTAAAGATGCAAAGGAACAGCTCGAAGATACAGAATACGATAAGCGTATGTCTGATATTGAGAACATCTTGACTGATTTAACAGATGATTTCCAAGACTTTATTGACGATCAGATGGATCATATTGACGGTCTTGTTGACAAAATCATCACGGCAATTACTGTCAACTCCGGCGTAAGCGGTGAGAAAATTATTGAGTTGGCAAAACAGCTGGGATTTACTCTCTCTGATTCGTTGCTGAACTTCATTAAGAACGGCAATAACACAACGGATAAGGATGCTAATGCCGAGGCTGATAAGAAGTCTCAGGAAGATTCCAAAGATGCTATCAAACAAGTGACAGATTTCGCAAAGCAACAGCTTAAAGAAAATAATTCTGTTGCCGAGGGTACTGCACAGGCTAATCATAAAAAGGCGGAGGAAGCTAAAAAGAATTCCGGATCATCAACGAAGGGTTCATACAATTTTATTAATGGTGGTATCGCTACCAAGATTAATCAAGGTGACGGTAAAATATCTTACAACGACATTGGTAAAAAGGGAACTCTAAAGAAAGGTGCAACGTATTACGATTATGCATTAGCCGGTGGTGTCAAAAAAGGTGATAAAGGTCATACAACAAAAGCCGCACATGCGGTTACTATCGCTGCGATTGACCAAAACGGCAATGCCAAATTAAAGAGTGCGACAAAAGCATTGAACGGTGTATGGATTCCTAAAAGCAAACTCAAGTATCTACAGGGATTCTCTCAGGGTGGACGTGTCGGAGATTTACAGAACATTGTACGTATGAACGGTGATGATGGGGTTACGATCAACACTCTCAAAAAGGGTGAAGAAGTGTTGACTCCATATAATGCTGATCTGTTTGACCAGTTCGTAGACTTCTTGCCTGACCTTGTAGACTACAATAATAATTTGGTTGATATGATTCGACCAAATAACGTACCAGCTACTAAGGTACGTACAGGAGACTTGACACTCAATATTGACAATATCGAACTTCCTAATGTTACAGATCCGAAAGAATTCTCAGCCGGGCTTATTGCGGCAATGCAACAGGACAAGAAATTGCAGAGATTTTGGGGAGATGCAACAGCCGGTAGCTTAAATAACAATATGAGTGGAATTTATAAGTATTAAGATTGTGGAGGGCGGTTTCGTACCGCTCTCCTATCTAAAAGGAGCTAAAATGGACGAAAAAATAGAAGTATATATACATGAGATTGAAAGATTGACCGCCGAGAATGAGCGGCTTCGAAACATAGATCAGATGAATAATGAATCTCTTGGTGACAAGTATCGTGAAGAAATGGAACAGGTTATTAGGGATTTGCGAATTGAAAAATTAGAATATCAGCGTATGAATAAAGAAATTGCAGAAGATTTAGTAAAAACAAGACAAGAACTAAGCAAAATTACGAAAAAGAAACGATTGTTTCATCGTAAATAAAAATAATAAAAAATGGAGGTGATCGTGCTGTGTACGCAACAAATTTTGAGTTCAATGGTGTTCAGGCGATAGATATGGGTTTAATCATGGGTGAATTCGATTCAAACACTCAAGATGGAGAAATTGGATGCAAGGTTACATTTAATACTTCAAAACCTATAAATAATAATGAATGGAATATCCATGGATCTCATTATGAAGAACCATTAATAATAGAGTGGTCATGCTTAAAGAATGTATACGAAAATCTAGGTCAGGAAGAGTTAGAAATTACACCAGCGGAACAAGCTTTCTTCCACCGTTGGCTAGAATGCCCAGGGAGATATCAGTATTTGCGATTTTTTCAAGATGGCTATGAAGATATTTACTATTATTGTACCATCTCGATCACATGGATTAGGGTGTTAGGTAAAATTATGGGATTGAAATTAACTGCTACATGCAATGCTCCATATGGATATTCTGAAGTACAGTTTATCAACAAAGAGAATATTGGTACTGGTGATACATTCACATTGTATAGTGACTCTGATGATATTGGCGCACAAGTGTTTGATTCTATTGAGATACAGGCATTAGGCGATGGAGCTGTTAATATCACTAATGATCTTGACATTGAATATTCTATGCATAATATAGCTATGAATATTAACAATTGTAAAACAAATGAGGTTATATTAATAAACGGCAAAACAAAGCAGATTACAACGGATAGAACAGATCATGATGATTTGGCTGATGATTACAACTACTACCCTATTCGACTGGTTAATTATGACAATCTTGTATCCCCGACTCTAGATGGTTATTCCGGCACAATTTCCCAAAACAGAACAAATACATATACAAATCATGGTGTGCCTTGCAATATAAATCTTTCATATAGATCAATTAGATGGGCGGTGATATAAAATGAATCAACATACTTATGATGCAATTAAATTCAAATTTAGGAGAAATAGAGATGACTCACTTGAGACTCCCAAAATCTTTCTAGTAACACGATCATTAAAAAAGATTGGTGAAATTTATCCGATCAATAATTTGAATCTGCCGCTCGTATTTAATGAGGCAAATACAGCTACGTTTACCATTTATAAAGAAAATGATTCGATTGTAATGCCATTGTTTGACAAAATAAAGAATTTGTCTGTGATCTTGATTGAAGGAGTTGGTTATTTCCAGATATCACTTCCTACAAAAGAAACTGATTGTGTCCAAAAAGACATAACAGCAACGGCGTTGCAAGAATCAGAGTTAAGTCAGACGAATATTACTATTGAGGTGAATACCGATGACGATTTAGAAGTGCAAAAATATATGCCAACTACATTTTATAATCCGTCGATACCGGCACAGAGTTTATTAAACAGAGTTATCGCTGATGCCGCACCGCATTATAAAATCGGACACGTTGATGATAGCTTATGGGATATACAGCAAGAGTTTTCAGCTTCGGACGAGGATGTATGGAGTTTCTTTACTAAAATTGCAGATGAAATTGGATGCATATTTATTTGTGACCCATTTTCTCGTACTATTAATGTATTTGACATGCAGTATCATTGCGTCAACACTGAATACCATGACAAAAAAGATGATGATGGCAATTTTGTCAATGAACATAATAAGAGACATATTATTGATGGTGTATGTACGATTTGTGGTGCGAAAGCAGAGGAAGGATATGGTCTCAACTCTTCTACTTTTGTAGATACAACAAATCTTGCATCTGAAATTCAGGACTCCATTGAGACGGATAAAATTAAGAATTGTTTTAAAATTACTGGTGGTGACGATATTGTTAATAATATGATTCGTCAGCGTATCATTGGAAATACAAATAGAATTTGGTACATGAGCCAAGATCAAATTGATGAAATGAGCGAGCCATTACAGAAGAAATGGAAAGAATATCAAGATTTATTGGCTGAATATCAAGATGATTTTACTATGTTATGGAATCGTTGGAACGATTATACAGACAAGATTATATATTGGCAATCTGGTCGTTCTCCTATTATAGAGGGAATACCAGGAACGGAAGATGCAACGGCATATTGCAAAAAGATATATAACGATCTTGTTGCTCAAATCACATACGGATGTGTGCGTAGTAAGAATACCACATTGAAGAAATTATCAAAAGATATTTTAGATTATGCAACTCTACTCTGTCCTACTGGTTATGGAGTTAAATGGCAGCAAACAGATAATAGTGAAGATCGAGTGCGAATTATTACACAAGAGTCTGGACAACCTATTACAAAATGGGGAGGCTATTTATATGTCTATTTGAAAAACTATCCAGATCCTGAAGATGAAAACAAAGATAAGCATTTTTATAAACCAGACACAGAATGGATTCTTTCAGTACGATGTGGCGATGACGGATTCAAGTATATGGAAGTCGATGGCAAGAAAGTATTCTCGAATGAATATTATGAATATCTGAAACGTATGATGGATATTCAGTTAGCTAATTTGGATATCACATTCGATCCTAAGTATTATGAAGATCCTGCCGAGGAAAAGAAACATTTAGATGATGCTGATTACTACAAAAATTACTATGCAGGTTACTGTCCTCATTGTCATACTCATACAGTAGAACAAGGAAAATGCACTGCATGTGACAGCATTGATGTGCAAGAAGGATATTCTATCAATCGTTTATCAGGCATTAGAGATGGGTATAGACAAGTTACCGTGTTATTGGGTGAGCTAGACAGTACAGTTAATGATAGCAATTTATTCTATCAGCTCGTTGTTGACAATGAACCGGATAAAGTGTCTCCTAAAATGATGTTTGAAACACTTACGGCTAAATATTCTGTGATGGCTGATTATATAGATGAATTGATCAAAAATTACACCGATAAAGTTGACGCTCTAAAGGTTGAACAGAATCATGCTCAATTGGGGATTACAACAATCAACGGTATTTGTAATTTTAAGAATTATCTTGGAGACGATTTATATTATGAGTTTCTATCTTTCAAACGTGAGCAGGTGTATAGTAATGATAATTTCACATCAGAGACTATTGATGAAGCCACTCTTATGCAAAATGTAGAGGAGTTGATCCGTGATGCAAAGGAAGAAGCTGCGAAGGCTTGTCAATTTGAACATACGATTACTATGTCGTTGAGCAACTTGATATCATTGGTTCAATACACCGATGTGTATGATGCGTTTGCTCTTGGAAATTATTTTCGGATTCGTATAGATGGCAAAGATATTAAACTTCGTATTATATCAATGAGTATTGATTTTGAGAATATAGAACAATGCGAAATTACGTTTGCGGATGCATCTACCGTTACAAGTGAAGCAAGCAAAATCGGAAGTTCAATTAAACAAGTTGCAGGGCTTGCGACATCATATGAGATAGCAAAGAAACAGATAGATAAAAACACTTCAATTTCAACTGCTTTTAATAAAATGATGGACGAAGGTCTATCTATGACACAAACCCATATTATGAGTACAGCAAACGCAGAAGTAATGTTTGATAATTGTGGTCTCATAGGCAGACAGTTCAATACCGATACAAATTCTTACGAACCATCACAGACTAGATTAAATGGTCGTGGACTCATATTTACCAGTGACAATTGGAAGACAAGTGATACTGCTGTTGGTGAGATCATATGGAACGGGGAACAAACCACTGGAATTATTGCTAAGAATTTAATTGGTAATATGATCATCGGTAAAAATTTAGTAATTTCAAACCAGTCTGGCAGTTACACAATTGATGACAATGGTTTTAAATTAGCACAAGGAACTAAATCTATTGAATTAAATCCTACTAAGCCATATATGAAATTAGTCAATGGTGATGAAACACTGTTAGATTTCAATAGCGATGGACAAGGAAATCTTACATTTGGTGCTAGTGTTAAACTTGGTTGGGACAGTATCAAAGATGCTCCTACTTTTATTGATGAAAATACCGTAACTGAAATCACAAGAAATACAATCACTACTGAGACATTAACCGCCAATAATTTAACCGCTGGTAGTTTGGTAACTAAATCTAATGAATATAAGACAACAATTACATCTGGTATTACTAATATTGAATGTTTATTGCCTAATTATGTTCCACATAAAATTGATAATTATGATGATATACAGGAAATAATAGATGATGAAAATTTTGGATTAGAAATCAAAGCGAAAAAAGAACATTTTGTTAGCGACAACACTGATGTAAATTATCGTTCAAAATTTACTCCTAGTACGATTTTATTGTATAAATCCACATTGCACAACATTGGTCGTCATTGGTGCGGATATGAAACTGCATATATGAATTATGGTGGTCTATATATAAAGTCATATATAGATGATCCTAACACGTCAGGAGTCTCATATATTGGTGATACAAATTTATTAGCCGATGGTACTTACGTAAAGTCAGATATTGTAGCTACAAAAGGGCGAATCATTGCTAATGGTACAATAGAAGGCTTGTCACCATCATATTCATTAGTTCTTGCATCTGGATTAACTTTTGACAACACATATATCAATAGAGTCAAAAAAGTATTAGATATCGTTGTTATTTCTATAAAAATAGATGGAATTATTAATACTAATACATGGGTTACTGTTGCTACATTGCCATCTAAATGTATTCCTAAATTGAATACTCCTTTTTCATCTATAATTACAGATGCCCCAGCATCTAATCGTTGTGATGTTAGAATTATAGGGCAGAATGTAGATGATACTGGGGTAGAAAGTAAAGAAGCTGGTCAATTGCAAGTATTTCAACACGGAGATACAAAACCAACGAAATTACATATTAATTTAACATATCCAATAAGCTAAGAAAGGAAGTGAAATAAGTGATTACACATGAGATAGATCTTAATGTTGGACAACCAAACAATAAACAATTTATCCATATCAATCAGGGCGAATATGATTCCGTGCAGATCATGGCTCATATTTGGAATAAAAATAAACCATATACTATTGATGCAGATAAGATTCGCATTGAGGGAAAATTATCTAGCGGAGCACTTCTTTTTGATGGAGACTCTGCTATTCAGATCGTGAAGGAGAATGATACTACTGTTTCATTTATTCTTACAAAGCCAATTGCAGCAAGTGTAGGGTCTTTTAATTTTTCACTTCTTTTCTATAAAGGCAGTGATGTACTTAAAAAGACATTCCCGTTTACGATACGTGTAAGTGGAAACCCGGCAAATAATGTTAAATCCGATGCCGTACTAGATGGAGTGATCAAAAAATTAGAACAGCAGGAACAGGAATATAACCAGCTTGCTACTGTTGCTAAAACCGGGGATTATAATGATTTAATTAACAAGCCTAGTGGGTTAACTATTACAACCAATTTATTTAAGCCAATTTATAGTGGGAATATTCATGGAAAGAAATGTGTTATATTAGTAAATTCTGATAATACTATGACCGTGAAGAATGATAGTGCAGATTCACAAACATTCAAAATTGGTACGGCTCATGTAACAAAAGGCACTGTATATAAATTCATATGCTACTCTTCTGATTATGAAAATTTGAAAAACACTAGTGTGCAGATTAACGGCACTGATTATATTGGATTAGATCATTATGAATATACGGCGGATGTTAGTGGCGATATTGACATATCTATATGTACGAATGCTAATAACATGGGAACTTACACCATTTACCCGATGTTGACTCCAAATTTAGCAGCAACTACCAATGATTATGTACCGCACACGGGAATATATGATGAAATAAATTGGGACGTATCCGAGTTAAATCGTGGTATCTTACGTTATCCAACGCTAAAATTATATGACAATGATAAATATGGTGGTATCACATATGACGGAACTGATAATACACTTTCTGTTTCATATGTTAATAATAAATATCCTAAATTCATCTGTGATGATTTAACAGCCAACGAAACGGAAGTCTCCAATTTGACAGTCGGGGATTGGCTCCCAATAGGTAAATCAGATATTGTGCTTAAAAGATACGATATGAATGATGAGGGAGAAACGTATATCACCGATACTATTTCGCTGTATGACTTTTACACTAACACATCTAAAAAATTTGATGAGATAGATCATTCTATAGAAAATTTATATGGAACAACTGAATTGTATCTACGTAAAGCTGGGGATTCGATGACGGGTGCGTTGCGGATTTATGTCGATAAGATTAAAGGTAGTGCGGCTACCGGAGCTGATCCTATTGTGTTTGCAATTACGCCTGAGCAAAATACTTCGTTATTTACAGTCACAACAAAGACAATGACACGTAATGGTAATACGGTATTTTCAAATTATCAGAGTGCACCAAATACAACACATATCAACACATCCAAAATTAAATTTTGGAATACTGAATTTATCAGATCAGAATCAACTGAATCATTGAATCTGACGCTCCCAAAAATATCTGGTACTATTGCTTTAATCAGTGATATTCCGAAAGCCGGGAATGGCACGATAACTATTGATCAGTTTGGAAAACAGAGTAATTCATTTACATTAAATCAATCAGATGATTTCACCATATCTTTAATACATGATAATACGAAACTAGATGTTGCCGGCGGTGAGATGTCGGGTGATTTATATGTTGCCGGTACATTAGGACTCGGTAATGCATCTAAATACACATATATTGATTATAATGATAATGAAGTATCTTTTAACAAAGTCAACAATAGTTCTAGTAAAGTATTGGGAGTCTGTGGTGACTATTTTAAGACGGCAAATGTATCTGTTGGCGACGATGTGATGTTAAAAGAATATGGTGAGATGAATGACGAGGGTGAACGACCTATAAAACGCACTATTAGTCTCAGCGATTTATGTAATCGTATAGAAAAAATTGAAGCTGCGCTAGAAAATCTTGGTTATATGGATTCAAACATTGTAAGTCAAGCTATTAGTATGGCGTTAGATGAAAATAATTAGAAAGGAGGCACAAAATGGCTGAAAAGAAGCATGTTATTGAATATACTGACATAATTAAGGCATTTGAAAAGGTTAAGGAAAAATTAAAAAATAAATCTGATAAAGGGCATCAACATGGAAATGCAGATATTACAGACATTGATGCTTCCAAAATCAAATCCGGTACTATTGATATTGATCGTCTCCCTAAAGGGGCGATTGAACGTATGGTGTATGTGAAAGACGATGCAGCACGATTTGCTCTTACTACCAATACTACACAGAATGGTGATACGGTAAAAGTTAGAAGTACAAAGAAGATGTTTTATGTTATTGACGACACAAAACTGTCAAGCGAAGCTGGCTATGAACTATACACAGCAGAGTCCGCTTCGGCTGTACCTTGGAGTGGTGTCACCGGCAAACCGACAACATTTACACCGGAAGCCCACACTCATGCCATATCTGATGTGGCAGATTTACAAGAGACTCTTACCGGACTGAGACAAGATGTAAATGCCAAACCGAGCAAGGATACTAATACTACGTACTCTCTCATTCAAGATTCTACTGATGGGCATAAATTGACATTTAAGGGATCTGATGGTAGTACGAAAACGGTAACTATTCCAGATAATGATCATAATGATAACACATGGCGTGACGTGGTAGACAGTTTGGACAGCGCAAGAACAGATGCTAGTTTGAGTGCAAATCAAGGTAGAGTGTTGAATGGCAAGTTTGGTGGTTATCTGCCATTACATGGCACAGCCGACATCGCTGCATCGGTAACGGATTATGGCGATACAGCAAAACATATACAAATTGGATTTAGTGGTGCTGGTATTACAGGTGACGATATCAAATATATTGCAGGATATACAGGTGGTGATGGCGGTAATCTATCTGCTAAAATCAAGGATATATCTAAAGATGCACTGAAAGCATGGCTCGGTCTTGGCTCTAGGGCATATGATTCCACTAACTATCTGCCATCGAACGGTGGAGATCTCGATGGTACATTACACGTAAAGCCAACGACTGGCAGTTATACTGAGGGCATGCGAGTATATCCATATGAGGGATGGTCTACAGTCATGTTGAACGGTACTGATAATACAGGAACCAGTGGTACATCTCCTAAATCATGGGGGTTGTTTAATAATGACGGACAATTTTATATTACGAAGAATGGCGCTAATACTTCTCCAACAGCTATATTCTCCAACACGGACGGAACATGGAGAGCTAACGGGCATGAGTTGATAACAGCAGGTAATATCGGTAGTCAAAATGTGAATTATGCTAATAGTGCAGGTAGTGCAAATTCTGTGGCATGGGGCAATGTTAGTGGTAGACCTACTGCTTTAAGCTCATTCACAAACGATAAAGGATATATCAACGGTATTACTAAAGCTATGGTAACTGATGCTTTGGGTTATACTCCTCCAACATCCGACACCAATACAACTTATAGTGCTGGTACAGGTTTAAATTTATCTGGAACAGCATTTAGTGTTAAGTATGGTTCTGCGGCTGGTACGGCTTGTCAAGGTAACGATAGTAGGTTATCAAACGCACGACCAGCATCAGATGTTTATTCATGGGCTAAAGCAAGTTCAAAACCGAGTTATACTTGGACTGAAATTAGTAACAAACCTGATATACCTAGTATTTCTAAATATACACCTACTAGAACTAATTGGACGATCAACTCAGAATATAACTGTGTTGTATACAGAATTGGTGATTTTTGTCTAGCTGTTGTTGCTGTTACAGGAACTATATATCCTAGGCAATGGTTACCCGCCGCCCAGCTATCAAAGGATTTTACACCAAAAATACAATCAAGCATAGTAGTATGTAGTGTGAGCGGAAGCGATCATATGGAATGTATGGTAACAAAAGATGGATATATTAAGATGTGGTGGAGTGGAAGTTCTCCTGCTACATCCGCAAATATTTGTGTGCCTTATTATATGGGATAAGGAAGAAAGGAGTAGTCTATGGATATAAATCCGCAAATTTGTATTGATGCCGATGGATATTATAATACAGATTGGGACAATTCAGAATGGGTAGATTTTCTGGGTGAAATACCATGTGTTGATCCAATTGAATTACTTGGCGCATATAAATACAACAGAGAAACTAAAGATTTGGAATTAGACGAAGTAAAAATGTCTAAACTTCGTAAAGAATATGGCATTGCAGACCCTAACATGCCAAGCATTGAAGACAGGTTAGCGGCGGTTGAGGGCTTAATGCTTGATATGCTAAATAAGGAGTGAGTGAATGAGTAATCTAATTACAGAGGCGACACGTAAAGTCGCCTCTTTTATTGATAAGAAAATATATACAAAAAGCGATAATGGTTGTGGTTATGGGGCTGACGATCTTAATGTTGGCAATATTACTTCTACTGGATTAAATGTAGATGCTGTCAACAGAAAGAACGATATTACCATCACAGATTATAATCTCAATGATGAAAGAGAAGTTGTATCCACAGAAGTAATCAGTTTACGACAACTTAAAGCAGAATTGGATGCTTTGAGAAAGGAATTGAACAAAAATGAGTAATATTACAAAATTTTATTTGATTCAGATTGAACTTGGGCGTATCACTATTGATCAAGTGCCTAAGAAATATAGAACAGATGTAGAAAAAGCTATGGAAGAGTCATCGAAATGATGGCTCTTTTTTAATACAAGAAAGGAGAAAGATTATGAAGATTCATACCAAAATTGCAAAGAAAATTAGTTATGGTGGGAAAAGACCGTATAAGGATATTAAATATATCGTAATTCACTTTACGGCTAATAAGGGAGATACAGCAAAGAATAACGCTGTATTTTACGCTAAAGGTAATACACGTGAAGCCGGCGCACACTTTTTCGTTGATAGCATTGGTGAAATTTGGAAGTCGGTCAACTTAAACCGTATCGCATGGTCTGTTGGCGGTGCCAAATATGGTGACGAATGTAGAGCCGGCGGCGGCAAATACTATGGTCATTGCACCAACTACAATTCTGTATCTATCGAGTTATGCAACCTAACCGGTGCAGCCACGTGGGAACAGATGAAGGCTACACGTGAATTAGTGTTGTATATTCGGAAGAAATGCCCAAATGCTAAGACAATTATTCGTCATTGGGATGTAAATGGCAAACCATGTCCTGCTCCATTTAAGGGGAAATCAAATGAGAAGTGGAGACGTTTTCGTTCGTTTATCACTACAGGATATTGCTTTAAGGCTAAGGTAATTAAGAAAGCGGCAGTACGTAGTTCTGCTAAGGTAACAGCAACGAACCGTATTGGCACAGCTCATGTTGGTCATGTAGTAGAGGTTGGTCGTATTGTAGGTAAATGGGCACGATTGAAAAATAAAACAGCGAGTGGCAAATATAAATATATCGCACTGTCAAAGCTGAAGGAAATCAAATAAATTAAATTGCTTTAAATATAATTTAAGGGTAGAGGCTATTATGCTTCTACCCTATTTTTTACGATTCAATTGGGGTACAAATTGGGGTAACATTTTCAAATTATTTCTGTAAACCCCTGTCGTTATGGGATTCTTATAAAAAATTCAACGGTTCCGGAAACCGTTGCTCTATCCACTGAGCTACAGGTGCAATTAATCAGCGAGAAATATTATAGCATAAGGGAATATAACCGTCAAGGCACGGATCTGGTGTACTTTTAATATTGGTAAGCTTCTCTATTCCATTTGCATCAATAATCATCCCACGAATCCTCGTCATCTTCAAAAGCATCATAGGCATCATCGTAATTATCATAATCCGATTTATTATCTTCATAATAACCATCTACATCATAGTCATCCGCATCAAAAGATTTACTCGAAGATCCGCTGTTGTAATTTCTGTTATAGGATGAACCGCTTCCTGATGAGCTGCTCCCGGATGTACTGCTGCCAGACGAACTGCTCCCGGATGTCGAACTACTGCCGGATGTCGAACTATTACCATAAGGCGACGTTCCTGACGAGCTGCCACCGGTTGAATAACTCCCTGATGAACTCTTTCCTGTGGAATAATGATGTATATTATATTCTCTTTCGCGATCTTTCTCATTCACCTCATGAACCAATGTAATAAAATATCCAACACCAATTATCGTCAATATAAGCGCTACTATTGTCCAATTAATATTTAACTTCTTTTTCATCATTCTATCCTCCCATACAAACTCTTCTCACACGAAACGATCAAACACAATATCATTATAGCATTCCATCATAATTACCACAGACTCCATTTTTTTGTAATCGGGTAGGAGGTAGATAATTATCTTATCTACCGACCTCCCACACCACCGTACGTACCGTTCGGTATACGGCGGTTCTTTAGTTTTCACA